TAGGGGCGGTAGCCCCGTACTAGGGGCGGTAGCCCCGTACTAGGGGCGGTAGCCCCGTACTAGTGGCGGTAGCCCCGTACTAGTGGCGGTAGCCCCGTACTAGTGGCGCACGCGCCACGTTCGGAAACCTGCGACGGACTGGAGGTTCGCTGCATGAACTACATGCTCTACCGACCAATGCGCACGGCGACTGACCGCTGGCACCCGCGCACACCTGTGATGCTTGTGCATCAGGGCGGAGGCGATGTCACGCCGCGCAAGCGTGGGCACCTGAAGCTGGTGCGTCCGTACTGACGAACCCAACAATCGCAACCCAAAGGAGGACACGATGGACTTCGATGTCAAGAACGGCAAGCTGATTATCACGATCGACCTGTCGAACGACGAGGGCATCTCGTCGAGCGGCAAGTCGCGCATCGTGGCAAGCACTCGCGGGAACCAGGTCATCCCGGGCACGGACGGTGCAGTCCTCGGCCTGAACCTGTACCGCCGTGTGTAGCGGAGCCTGCGGCTTCACCTGCATGGTGCGCGGGCAGGTCAGCGGCACGCTCTACGAGCGGCTGCACGGCATCCCGCCGGTCAAGCGGCACTACCGCCCGCTTTCCATGCGCATCAACCTTGCGCGTGAGGTTGGCCTGGGCGTCGGTTTCGATCAGCGCGACCTGCGCTGATCCCATTTTGCACCCTATTCCATGGGTGGAGATGGCTACCCTTGCAAACCTGAGACCCTATGGAGGATGGAGGAACGCATGAGCGACAACCGCGGCATCCTGGCCGCGGACGTAGAAGGCAAGATGCCCGAGGTGTTCTGGCCGGACGAGAACGACCCGATTTTCTATCGCGGGTCCGTCGTGACCATCGCTGGGCCGTCGGGCAAGGGCAAGTCCCTATCCACCGTGCTGATCGGCGCGCATGAAACGCGCGTCGGCGGCTTCGTCATCTACTGCAACGCGGAGGATGACGAGGGCATGACGAAGCTCCGCTTCGAGGCGGCGGGCGCGGACTTGCAGCGCATCGTGTTCGACGACTTCAATCTGTGGGAGGAAAGCGAGCGGAATCGCCTGCGGGCGGCCATTTCCTTCTACGGCGCGACAGTCGTGATCTTCGACACGGCGGCGCAGCATCTCGATCCGGCGCAGTCGCGCTGGCCGCACACGCTGAAAGCGGTTCGGCGTATCTGCGCTGAGATGGGCTGCACGGCCTTCTTCGTCCACCACACGAACAAGAACGTCAAGAAGGGCGCGGATTGGCGCTCTGCGATCGGCGGCACGACCGGCGGCCTTGTGGGCACGTCGCGCAACGTGGCGCTGTTCGGCTCTGCTCCGGACGTACCCGACACGGTGCTGCTGTGTCCGGTCAAGGACAGCTATCGCGAAACGCCCAAGGCCGTCCGCTTCGAGTTCCGTACCACGGAGATCGAGTTCGACGACACGGGCGACACGGTGGATGTCGGCTACCTGGGCATCGCGGAGAAGGGCGTCAGCGTGCCGAACCCTGTCGCGCTGGTGTTCATCCAGTCCGACGAGAAGCGCGGCCCGTCCCCTGAGCGGGCGCAGGAGGCTGGCAAGTTCATCTGCGGTGTGCTGGCCGACGGCGCGGTGCCCGTCAAGGACTGCTACCTGTGCGCATCGTGCGGGCATCAGTCCTACAAGCGGGTCACAGCGAACCAGGGCGCATGCCCGGAGTGCGACGGCGTGGTCACTGAGGTCAAGGGCATCGAGACGCACGCCGACGAGGCCGGCATCAGCTGGGGCACCCTAAAGCGCATCAAGGGCGACTTCGGCGTGGAGTCCGGGGTCAAGGGCTTCGGCCCTGGCAAGCTCGGCTGGTGGCGCCTGCCTGACGGGCACATCAAGCTGAACCCTGGCGCGGTGCAAGATCTGCCATGAGCGTCCTACGCATCGACTGCCCGAACTGCAAGGTTCCTGGGCAGCACGTCAACCTGCCGTGTGGCTTCTGTGGTCACCACGTGCCCGTGCCCGCTGAGGCGATGCAGGGCATCGGGGATAGCGCGACGGTCGAGGAAGTGATCGGCTACCGCGCATGGAACGTCCACGGGCGCGGCCCTCAGATTCGGCTGCACTCCCCGGTCTACACCTACGTGTGGCATCCGGGCGGCACCGACCCGATGGGCGGTAAGACACCAGGCGGCGACGGCTGGTACTGGGCGCAGTGCGAGGGCGCGGGCAAGATCGGCTACGTGATCGCCGGCCCCGAGCATCGCAACGACAGCGCAGACACTAAGCTATGGGTGCCCGTCCGCGACTGCGGCGGCAGCTACCACGGCTGCGGCTTCTACGCTGGTCGAACGCACGCGCACCTCATCAATCTAGGGTACGCCTGCGACGATGGCCGTACGGTCATCGGGAAGATTCAGATGGAGGGCAAGATCATCCCCGCCACGAACGGGTTCCGGGCGCAGAAGGTGCGCATCGAAACGATCTTCGTCCCTCACCACCTGTGGCAGCTCGCCAACGACCTGAAGGCCGTGTACGGCCCGCAGGGCACCGAGGTCGATCTGCACACCACGATCATCTCGCAGGAGACACCCGAGTGGTGTGAGAACTGCGGGGCAAAGATGCCGCCGAGGGCGCACGTCTGCAAGCTCTGCGGCATGAACCACCAATAAATAGGAGGACAGGACACGATGGACTCGAAGTGCATGGAAATCGGCGAGCAGGGCGACGAGAAGATCGTCACCGCGCCGGAGCGCGAGCGCGAGAACGCGCCGGTCGAGCTTCCCGACCCCACCCCCGCTCAGCCGGTCGAGGTTCCGGCAGGGCGATGACTGGGATGACTGGGATGACTGGGATGACTGAGATGACTGGGATAACCCGAACCGGCCGGACGACCCGGGTGCTGCGCAACGAGTGGCACCAGGCCACCGAGTGGCACCAGGCCACCGAGCGGCACCAGGCCACCATCCGCACGGACGACCGCTTCGTCGTGATCGGCGACGGTTGCCGCAAGCGGGCGAACCTGAAAGGAATCGAGTGAAGTGAAGGCGCAGCCCATCCCCAAGCACATCAGCGCGACGTTCCACTGCGGAGAGGTCTTCGATCTCGTCATGACGCTGCGCAGCGCGATCCGCGAGTTTGAGGGCGTGCCCGAGAGCATCGAGCAGATCGCGGACACGTTGGAGGGCGCATGGTCGGCTCTGTGCGGCGAGATGCCGCAGCCCATCGGCGAGGCGATCACCGACGACGGCGAGGCGATCACCGACGACGGCGCAGCCGCGGCATAACGGCTCACACACCCACTACCGGAAACCTGCGACACGGAGACGGAGGTGCAACATGGCGAAGGCGGTCACGCCTAAGTCGGTGGCGCTCCGGGCGACGTCGGGCAAGCGGACACTCCGCTTCGGCCTGGTGTCGGTCGGGATCGCCATGGGTCCGGCGTTGGATGCGTCGACCCGAGTCAGCGGTACGCTGCTTGGCCCGAACGATGAGCGGGTGAAGCAGGTCTACCGCACGGAGGACGGCACGATCTACGAGCGCGCCCAGCTCCACACGGCCTACGCCTACGGTGACGGCTTCGTGACGCTGGACGAGTCGGAGTGCCCGAAGCTCGAAGGCACGGACACAATCGAGCTGGTGGCGAACCTGCACGAGTCCGAGGTTCCAAGCGAGTGGGTGCAGAGCACTCACCTGGCATGGCCCGAGGACAAGACGCAGGACGAGGCATACCTGCTGGTCTGCGAGTACCTGCGCGACCGCGCGGGCAACGACGGACGAGTCTTCATCGGACGGGTCACCGAGCGCGGCACCACCAAGGTGTTCGCCATCCGGTGGAGCGATGTGTACGGCTGCCTGGTGGCGCAGACGCTGGCCTACCACGCCCAGGTGCGGTGGGGCAACGTGGAGACCGTCAGCACGGCGGTGGCGCAGATGCCCAAGCCCAGCGCCGAACTGAGTGCGATGGCGGCGCAGCTGTTCGATGCCATCCCGGACGACTTCGCATGGAGCGAGGTCAAGGACGAGTATGGCGAGGCCATGGAGGCCGCGATCGCCGAGAAGGGCGAGAAGGGCGCGGTCACGGTGGCCGAGGTCACACCGACCGAGACGCCGGCGTCCGACCTGATGGCGGCCCTGACCGCATCGCTGGCGGCCGCACCGAAGGCCGCACCGAAGAAGGTGAAGGCGCGTAAATAAACCGCAAAGGGCCGGTGGAAACCTGCGACGGAAACCCCCGACCCTTTGCTCACCCCTATGGAGGGCTACATGAAGATTACCAGTAAAACTCCGCAACTTGCAAAGTCTGGCGACCCGGATCTGATCCCGGGCGCGCTCATGGAGCCGAAGTACGACGGGCACCGCATTCTGGCTCACGTTGATGGTCTCGGAAACGTGAGACTCTATGCGCGGACGGGCGCCGACAAGAGCGGACACTGCCCGAACATCGAGGACGCCCTCCGCATCCTGCCGCCGAACACGGTGGTGGACGGCGAAATCTGCAAGCTGACTACAGAGGGAAACGACTGGTCGGCTGTGCAGACAGTACTGGGCAGCTCGAGCAAGGTCACGAACGATCTGACCTACGTGGTGTTCGACGTCCTCGAGCTTGGCGGGTACGATGTCCGCGACCAAGGACTCATCTGGCGGCGGGGGCTGGCCGAGGCGGTGGTCGCAGCGTGCGCCAGCGACGCGGTGCAGCTCACCCCGCAGGTGCCCTACTCCGCCGAGGCGGTGCAGGCGCTGATCGAGGCTGGCTGGGAGGGCGCGATCGTCAAGGATCCCCGCGCCAAGTACGCCAGCGGCCAGCGCGGCAAGGGCTGGGTCAAGATCAAGGCGGTCGACACGGTGGACGTGATCGTCACCGGCACCACGGCAGGGCAGGGCAAGTACGCAGGCCTCCTGGGTGCGCTGACCTTCGGGCTGGTCGGACCGGACGGGCAGCTGGTCGAGGTCGGCCGCTGCTCCGGCATGACGGACGCCGAGCGCGAACGCTTCACCGCCCTCCACGCGGAGGGCAAGCTGGTGGGCACGGTCATCGAGATCGCTCACATGGGCAAGCTCGCCAGCGGCAGCTACAGGCACCCGCAGTTCAAGCGGGTGCGGACAGACAAGACGCCAGATGAGTGCCTGGCGTAACTCGACGACGGTCTAGGAGGCCACCGAAGTGAGCATGGGCTGGGCTGTGGGTGCAGACGGCACCGTTGCGGTGCTACCACGGCTCGACCGACGAGTAGTGCAACGCCACGTACGGATCGAGCGAAGGGAGAAGCAGTGGCTGAACACGATGTACGGACCGACACGGTGAGCGAGAGTGTCGAGGCCCGCAAGCACGCCGAGCGGCTACACCGGATCGTCGGCGTAGAGCCGGAGGATGGCAGCCTGGAGGTCGGCGTCGGCGTGGTGCTGGTAGTACCGGGTACGCACTACCCGCGGCGACCAGCCCATGATCTTGTCGATGGTGTCCGTGTGGACACCGTTGCGGAACAGACTCGAGGCGACCGTGCGGCGGAAGTCGTGAGCCGGACGGCCCAGCCGGTGGAGGCGGTAGTGCATCGCACCCTGCGACAGCTGACCGCCAGCCCGGCCGGGCAGGACGGGGGCGAGCAGGTTGAACTGCCCGTCTCGTAGGATGGTGGCAAGCTCCGGGTGGATCGGCACCTTCCGGAGCTTGTTCATCTTGCCGCGCTCGACGGTGAGCGTGGCGGTCTTGAAGTTGAGATGTTCCCAGCGTAGGCGGCGGATCTCGACGCGACGCAGGCCCGCGTAGGCCAGCAGCGCGAATAGAGCGAGGTCGTCCCAGTCACGACACGCGCCCTTGATGGCGCGAAGCTCTGGCTCGGTGATGACGACCGGCTCGCGGTCCGCCTCCTGCGGAATCACTACCTCCACCGTCGGGTCGGAGGTCACGACTCCCCGCCGCTGAGCGTATCGGTAGGCGGAGCGAAGGGACTTCAGGTGGTTGCGCATAGTCCCTGGCGAATACTCGTCGAGCATCTCGGCGAAGTAGTCCTCGAGGTCGTCCGTGGTCACACGGCACGGGTCGAGGCCGGCGCTACTGCACCAGCCGGTGAACCGGCGGGCGTGGTAGGCGTAGTTCTGGATCGACTCGTCCTCGCGGCGACGTCGCTCCATGCGGGTAAGGTAGGCATCGAAGATCATGAGTTCTTGGGTCGGCGTGGTGAGAGCCATGGCGCATCCCTCCGTCGGGTGACGGCCCGTCCTCACAACGGGTGGCGTTTCGTCGGATTCCGGGCGCATTGATCTAACCGTTCGAGTCTACCAGCCCGCTCCCGGGTCGCAAGCATGTGTCGAAGCGACCCCATTTTGCACCCTTGTCATGTGGTGCAGGCCGCGGGCGGCATAGGGTCGCACGCCCCGGTCTCGGAAACCTGCGACCCGAAAGGAGCAAACGTGAAGAAGCGACTTTTGGCCCTCGCAGTGGCCACCCTGCTCGCGTGTTCGTTCGCCGCCGTGGCGAACGCCTGCAACACCAACTCGATGTCCGGCTCGACCGTGTGCGACCCGACCACCGGCACGTTCACCGTCACTTGGACGGCGATGCTGGGCAGCGCGAGCGACGTGCCTCACTGGTCTGCTGGCATCGCGGTCGGCGCCCGCCTCAACGGGCTTGGCACGGGTGGTGGCGTGCCGTTCCAGACCACATCTACGTATCCCGACTCGGATGCTGGCACGGTTGTCAGCGAGTCCGAGTACGCGACCGCGGGAGACGCCACCGGCAACCTGGCCTACGCGTCGGTGACGCTACCGGCCTCCTGCAAGACCGTCCCGACCTGTAAGCAGCTGGGCACCTGCCCCAAGCCCTGCACCGTCAAGAACGGCTGCGTCGCCCACTACGCACCGCGGGCGAGCTTCATCGGACCCTACGGCGACCCGTTCTACAAGGCGCGGTTCGATAACCGCAAGTCAAACCGCTCGGTGCAGTTCACGTTCCGCTACTTCAGCTTCGTGACCAACCGGTACGTCACCATCCGGCACACCGTCCGGGCGCACCACGAGTTCACGACCAAAGGCGTGCACGTCCTGGGCTTCAGCTTCATGACGATCCGCGGCCACGGTAAGCTGCTGGCCGCCAAGCACGCGGCCGCCCCCGGCAACTACGGGAGCCTCTAAGGGTCGCCTGGGCAACGACACCGCCACGCTCTGCGTGAGCAACGGCGGCCAAGATGATCGACGAACTAGGCGAATTAGGTCACCGGCGCGTAGAGAGCTGAGCCGCACGGCTCATCTCCGGTGGGGAGGGTGTGGGGAGGGTGTAAGGCCGAGCTTTACACCCTCCTCACAAATCCCTCACACGGGGGACCGGGAGACGTCTCCACCGTCGATAACAAGAGAGCAAGGAACAAGATGCAAGACAACCGAGCGATCGACCGAGCACTCGCCCGTCTCTCAGCGGCCAGGCCGCAAGGTCGTCGGGAGCCAGCTCCCAAGGTGTCTGTCGAGACTCTCATCAAACACGCCCGTCGATACGGGACCGAGGGAGTGCTCTACACCGCTTGGGAGCTTGGCTTCCCGGAGAAGACACTGATCGACCTCGCCGAGACTCTCGATGACATCGAACGAGAGGGCGAGCGGTACAAGCACAAGCCGCTGACCAGAGTGCAGATTCGGAAGGTGGTGGCCGGCATCAGCTGGTGGTTGTGAAGCCCCGCCCCGGGCTGGCACCCGGGACGAGGCGGTTACTCGCGGAACCCCACTGTCACGAAAGGAACCGCAATGTTGAGCATAACCTGCGATGAGATCGCGGGCCAGCTCGAGCGGGACTTCCATGTCCCGCACCCGATGCGCCACTTGCACGGCGGACTCAAGCGCCGGGACGACCGAGAGGTCACCCCGTTCCAGCGGTTCGTCTGCAAGCAGCGCCTCCGGGAGCTGACCGAGCGGGGGTACGACGGCATCGAGGGCGCACTCGTCCTCATGCTGCGCGGTGCCCGGCGCGAGGATGTAGCCGCAGCCATGGGCTACAAGGTGAACACGCGCCGCCCCGAGGACTCCGAGATCGGAGACTTCGTGGCCGACGTCCGCCACGCCATGCGCTGCGGCCTGCTGACGGACGCCATGATCGGCGAGGCCCAGCGCGGGCTGAATCTGTGGAGGCGGGCATGACCGACGCCGAGCGCAGGAACCCGCTGGGAGTAGACCGACGCTTCCACGATCGGCTGCGGGCCGCCACCGACAAGATCGGGCGCGGCATCTACACCGGCCCCGAGCGCCGCACGGGCGAGCGGAGGTCAGCGTGACCTGGGAGCAGTACCTGGCCGAGAGCAACCGGGCGATGCGCCGGAACAACCTCGACCACGGGATCGTCTACACGCCGCCCGAGCGCAAGCACGGGGGCACGGCCGACGCGGTGCGCGAGTACCTGACCGGCTACGGCTGGCGGGGCGTCACCACCCGCGAAGTCGCAGAGGCGACGGGCCGCGGTTACCGATCGGTCGGACCGATTCTCGATCAGATGGTCGCGGACGGCGAGGCCACCTGCGTCGAGACGATCACCCGCGGGCCGAGGGCGAGTAGGCGCAAGACCTACTTCGGCCTGGCGCCCGCGCTGTGCAGCGCACACGACGACGCAGGAGAGCACGTCGGCGTCTCCGACAACTACTTCGAGGAGGAAGTATGAGGCTGGCGTCGTGATCTGGGCACTACGATGACGTTCTGAACCTCGAAGCCGCTCGACCATGTACCCTCGCAGGGCGCATGGTTGGGCGGCTTTCGGCGTTTCTGCACCCTTTCGGTACATGCAGGCGCAAAGGGCGGGTCTCCGAAACTTGCGCCTCCATGACTGCATGCTCGACTTCGATCCCGTCGGCGCGCTCCGAGCCTCGCTCGCAGCCGACCGCAGGCCTCCCGACGGTCTGCTCCACCCCTCCGGCGACCTTCGCGGTTCGCTGAGACATTCACAGCTTCGGGCTGCCGGAGCGCCGACGCTCGAGAGCGACGTCGTGGGAGACACGCGCCTGATGATCGGGACGCTGACCCACCGCTGGCTCGAGTCTGCGTTCCGGTCTGCACCCGTGATGAACGAGGTCAAGCTCGACGCCTGGATGCCCACCGGATGGACGGGCACGGCGGACGCGTTCTTCTGGAACGCCGAGCGACGTGGCTTCGTCCTGGTCGACTACAAGACCATCAAGCCCGAGGGCATCGCCTACGTACTGCGCGACGGCATGAAGGAGGACCACCTCTGGCAAGCCTCCGCGTACTGGTGGGCGGCCGCCCGCATGGGCATCCCGCTGGTGGTGGGCTTCGGCGTGCTCTACCTGCCGACGCAGCAGCTGCGCGCCAAGGACGGCTTCGTGCAGCCGACGTTCCAAGAGGGGACGCCGCTGCCGCAGGAGCTGGTCGAGGGCGTGATGGCCGAGCGGTGGGCGCTGACCGAGGCGTACCTGCGCAGCCTGCCGGTGACGTGGAACGACCCCCGGGCGGCGGACCTCGACCCGCACGAGTTCGTGACGGACCGCCTGGCGCCGGTGCAGGAGCGCGTGCTCAAGCTGACGCTGAACAAGCAGCTCAAGACACCCGTCATCAACGTGTCGTACGTCCCGCACTGGTCGACGGAGTTCTGCCCGTACCCGGACGAGCTCTGCAACTGCCGCCAGCAGGGCGTGACCAAGTTCGGCCACTGGACGCTCGAGGGCGGCACGCCCGTCTACGTCCCGCGCAAGGACGAAGAGCAGCCGGCCGACATCCCCGAGCCGAGTGAGTCAGAATGGCGCGCGCTGGCGAAGGCCATCGACGAGAAGCGGAGCTGACTCATCAAGCAAAGTGAAGGGACTGACCCAGTGTTAAACTACAATCCGCTGTTGGACGTGCTGGTAGAACTTGCTGGCAGGCCCAACAAGAAACGAGGGCACAAGTACGGCCTCAAGGCCGTCCACGCTGACTTTGAGTCTAGCCGTGGATACGTCTGGCCCTTCCCGGGAGAAACGGCCAAAAGCCCTAAGACGCCACTGGTGGGTGGGTCGTGTCCGAGTTTTGAGGGAGACGGCCTGTGTGTGGCGCTGACAGCACATGGAGCGGGTCAGGGAGGACACCGCCTGTCCACGGTTCTGTTGGTGTCCTACGGACGCACGTTTGGGTCAGACGAGCACAAGGTCCGTGTTGGTCAGGCGGACGTATTGTGTGTGTTTGACATCCCGAAGTTGGCCCGCGCCGGGAAACTGTCCGGGACCGACCTGTTCGGGGCCAGCCTGTCCGGGACCGACTTGTCCGGGGCCAACCTGGCCAGGGTCAACTTGACCGGGGCCAGCCTGTGCGGGGTCAGCCTGTCCGGGGCCAGCCTGACCGGGGCCGACTTGTCTGGGGCCAACCTGGCCAGGGCCAACCTGTGCGCGGCCAGCCTGTCCGGGGCCAACTTGTCTGGGGCCAACCTGGCCAGGACCGACCTGTACGGGGCCTTCCTGTGCGGGGCCGACCTGTGCGGGGCCAACCTGTACGCGGCCCGTCTGACCGAGGCCGACTTGTTCGGGGCCAGCCTGTACGGGGCCATCCTGACCGGGGCCACCGGCTACAAAAAACCGTAAACACGGCTCGCTCATCATCGAAGACCACAGGAGGCAGCATGGCTGCTCGTAAGGTAGCGGCAACACAGCCCGCCGACATTCACGAGGCGCTGTTCGTGTTCCAGCAGGATCCGCCGACGCTGGTCAAGTCGGCCACGAACCCGCACTTCAAGAACAAGTACGTCGACCTGAACCAGACCGTCGAGCGCGTGGTCGGCCGGCTCCATGAGCTGGGCGTCCTGGTGCTGCAGCCGATGTCGTCGGTCGGCGACAAGCCCGCGCTGACGACCACGTTCCGACACGTCGCCTCGGGCACGGAGGTCAGCGAGACCACGGTGCTGACGCTCGATCGCGTGGCCCCGCAGGCGCAGGGCAGCGCAGTGACGTACGCCCGGCGCTACTCGCTCCTGTCGTTCCTGTCGCTGGTCGGCGATGCCGACGACGACGCCGAGGCCACCCGCACGACCGCGTTCCGGCCCGAGGTTTCCAGCGCGACAATCGGCGGTCAGCAGTCTGACGTCGCTCCGGCGGTCGCTGCGATCGGCGGAGGGCTGAACCTGTGATCGTCACTGTCGACCACAATGCCGCGCTCAACGGCCGCCGCTGATGGCGAAGGCGGCCTGGACGCCGCCGCCTGACCCCGACCTGCAGTTGCTGGCCGAGACGGGCTGGCGGCAGTGGGAGATGGACCAGCCAACCGTCCTGGCGTTCGACACGGAGACGACCGGCCTGGAGTACTACGACACCGCCTTCTGCGTGACGATCGCGTGGGCGTCGGACGACGTGATCCAGGGCCGCATTGCGGCGGGGCACTACTTCGAGCTGGACCGGATCGACTGTCGTGAGGCGGTCGCCACCATCCTCGACCGCGCCGAGGTGCTGATCGGCCACAACGTGAAGTTCGACCTGCACAAGCTCGAGGTCACGATGGGCTGGCAGCTGAAGCCGTGGCAGCAGCTGCACGACACCGAGGCAATGGCGCACCTGCTCGATGAGCACCAGCCGAAGGGCCTGAAGGACCTGGCCGTGTCGGTGCTGGGCGAGAGCGACACCATCCTGGTGCCCGCCACCAAGGGCGGCGTCGAGTACGAGAAGGAGGTCCCCCGTGAGAAGTGGGAGATCGAGCAGGCCCGGGTCTGGGCCAAGCGTCACTATGGCCTGGACTCTGTTGCGGACGTCGGATACCACCTCCTGCCTCGTGGCACAGTGGTCCCTTACGCCATCAAGGACGCCGAGTGGACGCTCCGCCTCGGAGGCCGACTCCACCCGCAAGTCCTCGCCTTCCCCGACCTGACCGAGCTGTACGAGCGCGAGATGCTGCTGACCCGCACCGCGCTCTACTCGCTGGAGAAGGCCGGACTGGGCGTCCGGCTCGACTACGTGAACGCCCGCATCGCCGAGTACCGCACCAAGGTGCTGAAGCACGAGGGCGACATCGAGGCGATCGTCGGCAAGCAGGTCCGCACCGGCAAGATCCCGACGAAGGAGCGCGACCAGTACTTCAACCCGGCGAGCAACTCGGAGATCGCCGCCTACTTCACGGCAGCGGGCTACCCGCGTGAGCAGTACCAGGCCGAGCAGCTGCGGGAGATTCCGCACCCGCTGGCGGCCAAGCTCCTCGAGTACCGCAGCGACAAGAAGCTCCTCGAGACCTACTTCGAGGGGCTGAAGCGCGACACCGGCGCCGACGGCGTGTACCACCCGTCGATTCGGCAGCACGGCACCGTCACCGGCCGCACGTCGTCCGGGTCGGAGCGCGGCGACTCATAGGGGCGCAAGCCCCATAGGGCGCACGACCCACTCTCTGAAACCTGAGACTCCATGGAGGAGGACGCATGTCCGAACCCGACGTCGCCGGACGCGACATCACGCCGGGCGGGGAAGACAGCCCGCCGGTGTTCGGCTACCTGCACGAGCGCATCGTCGCGCTCGAGAAGCAGCGGCTGAACGCTGACCGCAAGATCGCTGAGCTGACCGAGGCGTACAGCGACGTCATGAAGTCGGTGATCGCGCTGGTGGAGATCGTCCGCCAGGCCGCCGAGACCAAGGAGCAGCCCGACATCCTCCTGCCCAACCGCGAGTCGGTGCGGGCGTTCAAGAAGGGCGGAGGGCTGCCGCGATGAGCGCCGGCGCAGCAGCGTTCGGCGTCATGGCCTGCATCTACGCACTGCTGCTCTGGTACCACGACCGTCTGCGGACCCAGTGGGCGAAGCAGGACCACTGCGACCACCACCGCGGCCACGTCGTCTCGGTCGACCACCACCTGTACGAGAGCGCGTGGTCGCTCAGCTGGGTGTGTCCGGACTGCGGGCTGCAGCACGTTCTCCGCGATCTGGTTGCCCTGCCGGGCAAGGACGTCTTCTGGTACACGCGCGGAAACCCGCGCTGGGAGGAGGCGCACCTGCGGGCGATCCGCGAAGCGTACGAGTTGGACAGGGGGATGCGTGAACACCAAGACTGATAATCCTCATTACACGTTCGATGGAAAGGAGGTTGGGGTAGTTTGAACATCCAGAACATACCGAGGAGTGACAAGGTTGTGAAGGCAGCGTTCGTGCCGAAGCTCGATGCGTTTCTGTTTGCGGACTACCCCAACTAGGCATCGAGCTGAAGCTACTGGCGTTCTATCTGGAGACGATCAACTGGCCGAGCATGGCCGAGGTCTTCAGGCAGGGCGCCGACTTGCATATCGAGACGGCGTGTGGCGTGCTGGGCAAGCCCCGGGATGTCATCACTGACACCGATCGCCAGATCGGAAAACGCCTGAACTTCAGCATTGTGTACGGTGGTGGCGTACCTACACTCATCAAACAGCTTGGTGTAACAGGGCCGGAAGCCCTCGAACTGTTGCGTAACTACCACGCTACATGGCCGGGGATTGGGTGGGAATCGAAACGTAACGAGGCCGCCCACGGCACGCTGATACACGCCATCAAGTCCCGTGTGAACGAACGGGGTTACATAACAACCCTGTACGGGCGGCACCTTCACCCGCGCTCCATGCACTCCGCGCTCAACGCGTTGTGTCAGGGCTGCGCGGCCGATCTGATGAAGTGGGCCATGGTCCGCACGGACGCCGGTCTCCAGCCGTACCAGTCGCACATCGTCAACACCGTGCACGACGAGTTGATGCTGGACGTCACCCTCGAGGAGCTGCCGCAGCTTGCGCAGCTGCTGCCGGAGTGGATGACCGACGAACGGATCGACTCGGTGGTGCCGATCAAGCCCAGCTGCGAGGTGTCGTACACCACCTGGGCGGAGAAGGAGCCGTACGCATGAGCGAGGAGTTCACCATCAAGGACTCGGGCGCCCGCGCCCAGTTCGAGTCGGGCATGGTGCGCGACACCGCCGACGACAAGATCGACTACACGCTGACGCTCGACGGCCCCATGTTCGAGCGGTACGCGATCCATCTGACCAAGGGCGCCAAGAAGTACTCGAAGCGCAACTGGATGCAGGCCAACGGCCAGGAGGAGCTGGAGCGGTTCCGCGAGTCGGCGCTGCGCCACTTCCTGCAGTGGTATCACGGTGACCGCACCGAGGACCACGCCGCCGCCGTGTGGTTCAACATCAACGGCGCGGAGTACGTCCAGGAGAGGCTGGCCCGCTGATGGCCGTCATCGCTCTCGACTGGGACGGCACGCTGGTGGAGGCGAAGTGGCCCGACATGGGCGACTGGCTGCCGGGCGCGGTCGAGGCCGTGCACGAGATGCTGCGCCAGGGCCACAAGTGCTACATCTACTCGGCCCGCCTGTCGCCGGTGTACGACCAGCACTTCAACAGGGGCAACGGCCCGGAGGAGAAGCCGCCGGGCGAGGTCCTGCTGGCGATCCAGGAGGTCCGCGACAAGCTCGACGAGGCCGGCCTGCAGGCGGTCGACATCTGGACCGGCGTTAAGCCCTTCTGGACCCTGCTGATCGACGACAAGGCGATGAACTTCCCGGGGCGGCCGCGCAGCTGGAAGCGGATCCTGCCGCGGGTGCTCATCAAGGTCGACAAGCAGTACGCCAAGGACCAGACACTGCATGGCTGACGCACAGGCCATCTGCGACTGGTACGCGCGGGAGCGCGGCATCTCGAGCGACACGCTGAACGCCTTCGGCGTCTTCGTGCGTGGCGACAACGTGGTGATGCCCTACCCGAACGGCGAGAAGGAGCGGCCCGATCCGACGGTGCAACTGCCGCCGGAGAAGCGCCGCTTCTACTTCACGCCCGGCCGGGCACCCGGCCGGGTGCCCGCCCTGTACCAGCCTCCGGTTCAGCCGGACGGCGACACCGCCTTCCTGTGCGAAGGCGAGACCGACACGATGCGACTCTGGCAGGAGCTGCAGGGCACGTACCCGGTGTACGGCCTGGGCGGGATCAACACCTGGACCCCGGAGGCGGCGGCCACGCTGTCCCGCTACGCCCGGGTGTGGGTCTGCCTCGACAACGACACCGACTACCGGGTGGCCCCGCAGGTTGACGCCGCGTGGCGCACGATCCGCGGCGATCTCGGCGGGCGGGCCAGGCGGATCCACCTGCCGAACGGCGTCAAGGACGTCTGCGAGTTCTTCGGGGCGGGCTACGACGCCGCGTCGCTGAAGGCGCTCACCGAGCGCGTCGGCACGAGCCGGTACAAGCCGATCGACTTCACCCAGCCGCCGCCCCAGGTGAACTGGCTGGTGGAGGGCTGGATCGCCCGCGGCGACGTCGTGATCCTGGCGGGCCTGGGCGGCCTCGGCAAGTCGATGCTGACCATGGACCTGTCCACGAGCGTCATCAACGGTGAGGCTGAGTGGCTGGGCATCCCGCTTCACGCGGGCGGGCGAGTGCTGTACGTCGACGAGGAGAACCCGATCGACGTGATCCACTCGCGCCTCCGGCGGCTGGGCCTGGACCCGGCCGCGCACCTCGGCCAGCTGCGGTACCTCTGGCAGCAGGGGATCCGGCTGGACAAGGACCCTGACACCCTCATCGACGAGGGGCTGGACTACCAGCCGGCCCTCACGGTGATCGACTCCCTGACCCGGGTGCACGGGCAGGAGGAGAAGGACGCTGGGGCGATCGCCCCGCTGTTCAACGACGCGATCAAGCCGCTGGCACGGGAGACCAACAGCGCCGTGATCGTGCTGCACCACCACGACAAGGGCGCCAACGGCCCACGCGGCTCGACGGACATCTTCAACGCGGCGGACACGGTGATCGAGGTCTACGACCAGGGTGCCGTCACGCCGGGGAAGTTCCTCATGCGGCTCACGAAGTCCCGGCGCTCGAAGCGCGGGCAGGAGCTCCGCGTGCAGATCGTCGACCGCGACGACGGGACCATGGCGCTCGTGCCGGACGCCCTGCCCAACCTCGTCTTCTGAGAGGAGCATGACGGACGAGTCAGTCCCGGCTGACTGCATCAAGATGTGGAACGGCCAGCCGGTCGTAGCTACGGGCGCTCTGCGGGCGCACGGCATCGAGGACCCCGAGCTGGGCCTCGTCGTCGCGCTCCAGGGGCGCGCCAAGATGATCTACATCGAGCTGGACACGCGCGTGACCATGCGTGACGAGAACGGCCAGCACCTCGAGGGGTGGCTGGTCACTCGGATCGACCCCGACGGTGCGTTCGACGACGCCGCGCCGGAGGACATCATCGGTGGCCACAAGGCGCCGTAGGCCGACCAGGAAGTCCCAACACCGGGCGCTCCTCCGAGCGCACCGAGGCATCTACCCCGAGCTGCTCGAGTTCCAGGGCGGCGGCTGCGCCATCTGCGGGCGGCCCCCGAACCCTGAGCGTCGGCACGCACTCGACCACGACCACAAGACCATGCAGCTGAGAGGCATCCTCTGCACCAGCTGCAACATGCGCCTGACCGACCGGATCACTCCGGAGTGGCTGCGAGCCGCTGCCGCCTACCTGGAGAACCCGCCGTTCGCGCGCATGTTCGACTACCACTACCGAGGAGACTGAAGTGAGCGATACCCCCAAGGTGTACGCGACCGCCGTAGGCATCGTCCAGAAGTTCAAGGATAAGCCGGTGGTCAGCCAGCGCGAGGCGGGCGGCCAGACCGTCTACGGCTTCACGATCAAGACCGGCACCCAGGCCCTCCTGGGCATCACCCTCTGGCCGGAGTACGAGCACGTCGCGTCCGCCATCGCCGAGGGCCAGCTGGTCGGCGTCGAGGGCAAGTACACGGAGAGCCAGGGCCAGAACGGCGTGGTGTACCGGAACATCGACGCCGCTCGGCTGTCGGTGACGCCGGCCGTGCAGCGCCAGGAGCGGCCCGTCGTCAACGCGCAGCCCGCCGCTGCCCAGCAGCCCGCCGCTGCCCAGCAGCCCGCCGCAGCCGCACCCGCGGCCTCGCCCATCCCGAGCTTCTAGGGCGCGTGGCGGAGGAGACGCGAGCCGTCTCCTTCCGACTCCTGACCTGGCGGGTTCGCCTCCAACGCATCGGACGAACCGTGCGCGCGCTCCCCTACGAGGACGCCGTGCAGACGGGCTGGGCATCGACCATCTCACGCCGCGACACGGACGGCGCTCGCTCTGCCATGCAGGCGGCGGGTGCCAACCGTGGCGGCTGACCAAGGAGACGACGTGAAGCAGAAGGACCAGATCGAAATGGCGGTGAGCGACGCCCTCAAGGCGGCTCGCACCTCGATCCGGCTCAAGCACTCGCTGGCCGCGGACGCGGAGATCAACGAGGTGCTCCCGGAGATCGAGGACGCCATCCGGAGCGCGGCTGCCAAGGGCAAGTCGTACAGGGTCGACCTCGCCAAGCTGATCGCGTGAACATGAACATCGAGTTCGTCGGCGATCCGCTGGCGATCCTCGATTTCGACGTGGAGTGCCGCCCGCTGCACTGGTACGGCGGCGACTTCGTGTCGAAGCAGATCACGGCGATCGCGTGGCAGTTCATCGGGACGCAGAAGCGTGGGACGCAGAAGCGTGGGACGCAGAAGCGTCCCCGCGCGGTGGCGCTGGGCGAGAAGGACCTCGGGCACATGCTCGAGGAGTTCGTTCGGGCGTACGACGCGGCCGATGCGGTGACCGGCCACTTCATCCGCGGGTTCGACCTTCCGCTCATCAACGGCGCCTGCCTCGAGCTGGGGCTGCCGCCGCTGGGCAAGAAGCTGACCCAGGACACCAAGCTCGACCTCATGCGGTTCTCCGGTCTGTCCAAGAGCCAGGAGAACCTCGGCGCCCTGCTGGGTCTGAAGCACCCGAAGGTGCAGATGGACCAGGCCAAGTGGCGTGAGGCCAACAAGCTGACACCCGAGGGCATCGCCCTCACGAAGAAGCGCGTGACCGGCGACGTCGCGCAGCACATCGAGATGCGGGAGGAGCTGCTGAACCGCGGCATGCTCAACCCGGTGATGAAGCTGTGGACGCCGACCACCAGCGGAAAGGGCGGGTACCACGCATGAGCTGCCAGGTCCGCATGCTGAACGGCGACCGGATCCAGGTCGGGGCGGACTTCGCCACGATCGTCGACTTCCTCGCGGAAGCGCAGACCGGATCGCCCGTCATCACCACGCAGACGCCGCACGGCGGCCAGCTCGCACTCGTGCGGGCGCACATCGTGTCGGTTCACCCGGAGTACGGACATGGCACGACTGAACACTGACAACCCGGACACCATGCCGATCACCGACGCCACCTACGGCAAGCCCAAGAGGCGCGGGCCGGAGCGCGACGCCGACGGCAAATTCGTCAAGAAGCGGGCCGAGAACCCACTCTGGAAGGCGCTGCCGCAGGACCAGCTCGACTCGCTCGCAGCTGCGTTCGGTGGCCGCGTCCGCCGAGCGGCGGCCATGAGGAGGCACCAGCAGTGATTCGCCTGTTCTTCAGCGACCTGCACCGCTACTCGGTCAGCACGGCCGTGTGGAACCTGCGCTTCAACCTGGCCTGGGCAATCTGCCCCGGCGAGCGGAAGCACATCCGCGCCAACAAGGCCGGCCCCCAGCTTCCAGGAGCGTACGATGAAGCAGCCGCGTGACCGAGACCGACGACCGCGGGGCGTCGACTGCAACGAGCAGTGCGAGGCGGTAGGCGGTCCCCTGGATTGCACCTGCACCTGCCTGACCGTGCCCTGTGCCCAGCGCCACTGTGCCCAGCACCCCTGTGCCCAGCGCCACTGCGGGGCGGGGCCGTTCCACGCGCACGCGCCGTTCACCGGCACCCCGTACGACCCGGGCAGTGAGCTCGACTGAGCCGCGCTATCCGACGATGCGTGGTCTCCGCCGCGAGGCTCGCCGAGAGCGGGCGAAAGCCCGGAGCCGAGCAAGGAGAGGGATCATGAGCATCAAGGCGTGGAAGCTCTTGCAGTGGGGACGGACCGATGGGGATGAGTAGCGCCAGGTCCACCTACCCTACCGCAGCGCCTACCGGAAGCCGACGCTCTAGGAGCCGTTTTAAGGCCCCGACATTCGCTGATTTTGCCCCCTAAGGGTAAGACCTTCACCCCTCAAAAATAGGCCCCTCTAGCCCGCATTTCTCCATGGGTCAAAAGGGCCTTTTTCGCATGTCCGAGACAGGAGAGAGTATGTCTGAGGAGACCCAGGCCCCCGAGGAGGACATCAACCTCATCGAAGTGGGCATCCACACCCTGGCCGAGATCGCCCGCGACACCAGTCAGAGGGCGAACTACCGCATGGAGGCGGCCCAGTCGCTGATCTCGCTGGCCTTCGAGACGCAGAAGCGTCAGCAGGAGGCGGTCGAGCGCCAGCAGATGATGGAGGCCATGGAGGCCGCCAACGACGCGCAGAACCGCGGGCAGCGCCGGGCGAAGCGCCGCTGATGGTCGTCATCACTCGGCTCTCGTTCACGCTGCCCATCGACACGGTGGACGACACGGGCGAGAGCAACGAGGTGACCGTGACGCTGACCCGGCAGGCCGCCGAGCAGCTCGTGGACGACCTCCAGACCGAGCTGGGGCACGGTGTGCGCCCGCACCGCAGCACCGGCATGCAGTTCCCGACGGCGACGTATACCAACACCAACGCCACCCTCACTCCGACCGTCGACGTCGACACGGACGACGAGTTGACCGAGGAGGAGCAGCTCGCAGCGGCCCAGACCATGAGGAGCTGGGACGACGCCGGCTTTGGCGGCGGTCAGCCCGTTCCCGAGGGACCGACGCAAACTCTGTCGCCCGCCGAGATTGCCGCCCGCATGGCAATCTCAGCGCAGGTGCAGCAGGAAATCGCACAGCAGCTCGCTGAGCAGCCGCGCGATGCCAGCGCCGTCGGCAGCGGCCAGATGAAGCGCAGCCGCCGGTGATGTGATCCCGCCTGAAGGGATGGCGATGCTGAAGGCTCTCGGCCTCACCATCCTGACAATGTTCCTCCTCACCGTGGTGGCAACCGTCGCGTCCCTGGTATAGACTGGGAAACGAGTCGGGAGGTGACTTTGCCACGAGGAAAGTACGAGCGGGTTCCGAAGCACCAGGTGTTGCCGAATAAACTGCGGTCTCTCGCGGACGAGATCGAGGAGAAGCTGAAGAAGGTCGAGCAGGCTGAAGACCTACTCAAGCGGCTGTCTTCGCTCGACATCAACCGAGAGCAGGCGTAGCGCCCCGAAACAAGAAAAGGCCCGTCACCAGTTCCCTCGGGAGCCGGTGGCGGGCCTTTCTTGTTGGTGCATGGTGGCTCACGAGTCGGTATCCGAAACCTGAGTCTCCATGCGGTGCTTATGCTTGTGACACCATCGGGCGTGGTGATTCGGGGACTTGCAGATGCCGGGGCGCCAGCAGCCCTTCTCGTGGCAGTTCAGGTGGTGGGCGGCCATGGCGAGAGCCCCCAAGTAGGAGAGGTCAGCCCCGAAGCCGGACCAGAACTGGTAGCCGCGCCCCTCGAGGCAGAACCAGTCGAGGAACGCTACAACCGCGCGCCACATCAGTGCTCCTTGTCGACCGTGACCTTGCAGCGGGAGACGATCCGGCGGAAGCGGTTCTTCAGGAACGCCGCCACCCGGCCCTTGCCGTAGCGGACCCGGGCGATGACCTTGCCCTTCGCGCGGACAACCAGGTACCAGGCAGGCGGTACACGGTGAAGGAGCTGCGGGTCGACCAGGACGTGATCGCCGTCCAGGCTGTGCCCGCCCTCCTTGTCGGTGTACTGCCAGATCCACACCGGGACGCCCAGGTCGGGCAGCTGGGAGACGCCGTAGTCGGCGATCCAGTACTTCGTCCCGCGCGGGACCCGGCTGCGAAGCTCCGCGACCCGGCTGGCCGAGCAGTAGACCATCGGCTGCCAGCCGCGGTTGGCGACGGTGTGCAGCCAGGCAGAGGCGAACGCCACGTCCGGCACGGTCTCGTAGTCGAGGACCGCCTTGCCGACCCAGCTGTTGCCCTTGTGGGGCGCGACCACCTCGAGGAAGTGATGCGCCTCACGAACGCCGCCCGGAGCTCCCTTGTCGGACTCCGGCCGGCCGAAGTGGTACGGCAGCGACACCATCCCGAGCTTCGTCGCCTGGGCGACGTGTGCATCGAAGGTGGCGTCGTTGAACGTCATCCCCTCTGTCGCCTTCAGGCCGACGACCAGGTACCCGTCCTTGCGGTACGGGGCCAGGTCGAACGCGCCGTTGACATTGGAGATGTCGATGCCCTTGACCATGACCACCAGAATCAGACCCCGAGACTGGGTGCGATCACCTGCAGGGCGGCCCGAAGGGCGCCCGCGGCGACCACGCCAGTCGCGGCTCCAGCCACACCGTCCTTCAGAACGGCTGCGACCACGACCGCGGCAGCGGCAGTGGCAGCATGGCGCACGACCGAACGAACGGCCTTGCGCTGGACGAAGGCGACGACAGCCGCCTTGATCCGTGCGAACATGTGCACTCCTCTCAGTGATTGAACACGCTGTAGGCGTACGCGGAGGCGATCGCCAGGGCGACCGACGCGAACGATGTCCCGATGGCCGCGAACCGGTCGAGTCGACCGAACCGCTTACTGTCCTCCTTGACGTGATCGGTGAACGCCTTCTCGAACGAGTCGATGCGGTCGTCGATCTTGAGGAGGAGCTCCTTTACCGTGTACTCGACACGGGGATCGTGTGTTGGCATATTAACTCAACGCCTCACCAGTGCCTGGAGATGGACGCCACGGCCGACGGGGCCGTGGAAGCCGCCGCCGGGAGCCTGCGGGGGATGGAAGCCGAACGGGGCGCCGCCCAGCGGGTGGAAGCCCGGCGGGACGACAGGCCCTTGGCCGGGCATCGGCTGCGCCACCGGGGGCGGCAGCTGCGGCATCGGGGGCGGTATCAGCACGGGCGGGACTCCGATGATCGGGTGGATCGGCATGACCGGAGGGTGGCCGCCCAGCGAGGGCGGGAAACCGCCCATCGGGGGCTGGCCGCCCATCGGGGGCTGGCCGCCCATCGGGGGCTGGAAGCCGCGGTTGATGCCCTGGCCCATCATGAACTGGAGCGCGAGAGGTGAGATGTTCATGGCTTACTGCCCGAAGCCCGCCATGGCGTTGCCGCCCGCCGAGCCAGCCGCTGCCGCAGGAGCGCCACCGCCGGTCGACGGCGAGTAGGCGAAGCCCTTGCGGAACGGGTTGTAGCCGTACGCTTTCTGGAACCCGCCGCCGCCGAACAGGCTCGCCAGCATGTCGCCGGTGACACCCTGCTGGAGATCGTAGGTATTGGGGGCGAGGTTCGCCATCTGCTGCTGCAGCTGCGCGACCGCCAGGGCGCCGCCGGTGAGCGGGTTGCCGTTGGCGTCGGTCAGGCTGATCTGCTGGACCGGGTTGGCCGCCAGCAGACCGCTCGAGGCGAGGAAGTGCAGCGCGGCTGAGGAGAGGCCGTCCTTGGCGAGACCCGTCCCGCCGCCGACGCCCTTGGTCAGCGCGTCCATCTGCTTCTGGCTGATGCCGCCCGCGCCAGACAGGGCCTGCGCGATCGCGTTGAAGTCGATCTGCGTCGGCGCCTGCGGCTGGCCGAAGCCGTGGTTCTGCGCGTACTGCTGCAGGTGCTGGAGCTGGTTCTGGTTCCAGCTGCTGAACTGACCGTGCTCGTGCCCCGGGACGTGCCCGGCCAGCACGTTTGCGATCTGCTGCTGGTTCATGCTGGACAGCAGCTTCCGGGCCGCCGCCATGCTGATCTGCGATGCCATATCTCCTCCTAGTACGGCCGGACCGCGTAGTACTGACTGTCAGGGAACCAGGACATCGGCGACATCTGCACCGACGTGCCCGTGTGCGGGGCCTGGATGACCTTGCCGTTCCCCGCGTACATCACGACGTGATCGCCGTTATTCTCCACCAGGAGGTCTCCTGGCTTGAGGTTGTTGTAGCTGACCCGCTTCCCGGCGCTGCCCTGCTCGGCAGCCGTGCGCGGGAGGTGGATCCCCAGGGCGCCGTAGGCGAACTGGACGAGGCCCGAGCAGTCGAAGCCGGCTCCGGGTCCGCCCGCCTTGCCCTTCGCGTTCTCGCCGCCCCACACGTACGGGACGCCGATCTGCTTGAGCGCCATCTGCACGGCCTTCGACCCGGGGTCGTTGCCCTGCGGGACGCCTCGCACGCCCTCGAGGCCGGTCTTGACCTGACCGCTCCGGGTCACCTTGACCATCGCAGCCTGCCGAGCCTGCTCGAGCTGCTGCATGATCGAGTCGCCGGGCACCTGCGTCTGCGTGCCGGGCAGCTGGCCCTGCGCGAGCGCCTGTGCGCCGGCGTTCTCCTCTGCCGCCGCGTTCTGCATCAGGATCGCTCCCGCCTGCTTCTTGAACGTGGCCGCGTCGAACCGGGTGCCGCCCGCTTGGACGACGCCCTTGCCCTGCGGGTGCTGGAATCCCGCACCGGAGGGCATGGACAGTTTGGTGCCGAGCACCGAGGCGATGAGCGAGCCACTCGTGCCCCAGGGGCTGGCACCCACGGCAGACGCGAACTGACTGCCGTTCCCCGACCGCAGGGCCTTCAGGATGCCCGAGTACCGACCGTTGGTCAGCGTCTGGAGCGTGGCCTGGAGGCCCTGCTGGGCCGAGGTGTAGTTGCGTACGCCGACGGAGTTGTACGAGCCTGCGCCCGATGCCATCTGCGTGGTGTTGAACGGGTTGTTCGTTGCCCCGCCACCCTCAGCGCGCTGCCAGGCAAGGAGGTCCTGGACGTTTGCCTTGGTGACGGGAATGTGCAGACCCTGCAGGACCGCCTGCGGGGTCACTCCGCCCCATGCCATGGAGCCTCCTTCCTAGAACGCGGGGGTGTATGAGGGGACGCTGTGCTTACGCTGCCGCTGGCCCTTCGGCAGCTCCTGCTGGTACAGGTTGTCAGCCGAGGACTGCGAGAACTGCTTCTCGGGGAAGCCGAGCAGAGAGCCGAGCGTGAACTGGGCGCCCTTTTCGTACAGCGTGGGCTTGCCGGACTTGGTGGTCTGCGCCTCCGGACCGCCGAACAGCTGCTGGAGCAGCTGGACCTGCGACGGGGACTGCGCGAGGGCCGTCCACGGCTGGAGCATCGGCGGGCCACCCGGCGACTGGTACGGAGCGCCAGTGACGGGATCCGTGCCGCCGAGCATGCCGATGGTGTTGACCAGAAGCGGGTTGAGCTGACTGCCGAGCGAGTCGCCGATCTTCGGACCGCCCTGGCCGACGCCAGCCGCGGTCATGCCGAGCTGGGTGAGGTCGGCGATCGTGCCGTACGGGTTCATTGAACTAGTGTTCAGGATGCCCATGCGCCCGGGGTCGTTGCCCATCCCGGGAATCAGGCCACCCGGCACCACGCCCTGCATGAAGCTCGGGAGGTTGCCCAGCATGCTCTGCCGGACGCCCGCGCCCATGTGGCCGATGGCTCCGATCATGGCGACCTTGTACGGCTGCGTCGCCATCAGGTCGCGCATGTGGCCGACGATCGCCCGGTCCCAGGCGTAGAACGGGACCACGCGGCGGGTCGTCTTCTCCCACTTGCGGAACGTGTGGTACTGGCCCAGCATGTGGGTGACCTGCATGTCGACCGTGTGCCGGACCGCGTTGGAGGACAGCGCCTCCTCGGCCGCCCGGTAGGCCGCCGCGTCGTGGCTCAGGCCGGCTGCCCGGTATGCCTTCAGGGCCGCGTGGTACTCCGGCATCCGCATCAGCGTGTAGTTCATCGCCATGTACCGCTGCGGCATGTCGGCGAGGTTGTGCGTGATCTCGTAGCCCTTGCCGGTGCGATTCAGCGCCTTGGAGAGCGTCAGGCTCCGGCCGGTGGCCTCCTCGGCCTTGCCGATGTCGACGTTGCTCCTCGAGAACGTCTGGTGTGCACCAGAGATCACGTTGTACGGGTTCGCGCCCTCGCGGGTGCGCCCGAACATCGAGCGGTTGCCGCCTTGCGCCAGGTTGCTCACCCGGCGGGCGGCGATCTTCTCCTCAGCATTCGCCATGTGGTACGCCTGCACGGCCTTCGGCATCCGCTGCACGGCCGCCCTGATCGACGCCTCCCACTCCCGCTGTGCCGCCTCAGCGCCCCGGACCACCTTCAGGTGGTTGAAGAACGCCTTGGTGAGCGACACCGGGTCGGTGGCCGCCATCAGCATCAGGGTGTTGCCGACGAAGTTGTTGACGAAGTACCGCGGCGACAGGCCCAGCATCATGTGACGCCAGACCCGCGTGGGGTTGTCGTACAGGAGCCGGATCGTGCGGTGCGCGTTCATCGCCTCGGTGCCGAGCCGGTGCGCCAGGTCACTGGGGACCGCGAGCGGGTTGCCCAAGGCGTCCTTCGCCGCCAGGGCGGGGTCGCTCGTGGTCAGCGTGTCGTGCAGGCCGGTGAGGCCGTGCTCGATCGCCGCGTCGTGGCCCTTCGAGGCCGCCTTCTCGGCGACCTTCTGGAGCAGCCCGGGGTACGTCACCTTACGAGCTCCGTCGAACGCCCGGCCCGCGGACTTGCCGACGACATTCGTCGTCTCCTTGGTGCCGAGGTGCTCGGTGGCCTTCACGTAGACGAGGCCCTGGTCGTGGATCGCCTTGCCGACGGGCGCCGTAGCGGCGTCGACCGCGCGGCCGGAGTCCTTCAGCGACTGGTGCATCGAGTCGCCCACCATCTTGATGAGCGCGTCGGGCGCGAAGTTCTTGGCGAACTCGCCGCCCTTGTGCAGCGCCGCCAGCATCCGCTGGATCGAGTGCGACATGCTCGCCGCTCGAGCAGCTCCGTCCATGAACCGCCACCGGGACGCGGTGGCCGCGTCGCCGACGATCTTGTCCATCTTGAACGCCTGTCCGATCTTCGACTCGGCCGCCCAGTTGCCCATGTCCCGCGTCAGCATCTGCCGGGCGCGGATGAGCGGGGTGCGCGACCACTGCTGCGCCATCTTGGCGGTGTCGCCGACGGTGCGGTTGATGGCGGGGTCCATCTCGTTCAGGGCTGACGCCTTGAGGCGTATCGCCCGCGCGATGCTCTCGGTCTGGTTCAGGCCCGCCTGCGCACCCTGCTCGATGGCGGCCGCCCGCTCGGTGGCTGTGAGGCCAGCGGCCTCCGCTCGACCGAGGTTGGCGGCAGCGGCGACGTCAGCAGGCCGGGCGAGCTTGCCCAGCCGAGCCATCGTGCCTGCGGCCTTGACCGCCGCGTCGACGCCGGCCGTGTCGGCACCAGCGGCGCCTGCGACCTGCGCCGCCTCAGCGGCCTTGCCGACAGCTCCGAGAACGTCGGCGGTGCGAGCTGCGGTGCCCGCCCCGAGGGTGAGCACCGACGCGACGTCCAGGATGGGCGCCAGCGGGTGCTCGTAGAAGTTGTGTGCCCACGTCCTGACGTCGCCGTGGAACAGCGGAGACCAGTCGGCCCAGGTGGCCGACCCGGACTTCTCCGCGGCCGCGATCGGGTGGTGGAACATGTACGCGACGCCGGTGGGGAAGCCCTTCGCCATGTCGATGGCGTCAGTGCCCAGGTGCCCGACGAATCCCACTACGTCCGAGCCGAGACTGCCGAGGAACCCACCACCACCGCCTCCGGACCCCGAGCCGGAAGCCGGCGTGAGGTCCTTGAGGCTGGTGTTGTGGAAGTCCATCGCGGAGGCCGACGGCCCCTTCACCTTCAGCATGCTGGCGGGGACGTGCGCGAAGTGGGGAGCGTGGAACGACGGCTCGTGGGCGTAGTGCACGTCGCCGACCTTGACCGACTTCTGCGGGATGCCAAAGTTGGCCTTGATCGGCTTCGGCTTGGCGACCGGGATGCTGCCGAACAGCGAGGTCGAAGCCATCGCTCACCTCCTTCCTACTGGTTCATGAACGCCTGGATAGCCTGGCCGACCACGGGGTTCGCGTAGCCCAGGGCCGCGGCGTACTGGATCGCGGCGGGGAGCGAGCGCATCTGACCGCCCGGACCCGTGACCGCCTGCTGGACCAGCTGCGAACGCTGCGCGCCGGTCAGGTTGGCCCACGGGACGAGGTTCTTCCCGCCGCCACTGCCGGTGGTCTGCTGCGCCGCCTGCTGGATCTGCAGGTTGTTCAGCTTGGCGCTGCCCATCGCGGCGATCGCGCCGATGATGCCCTGCAGATCGCCGATGCGGTTCGCGTGGCGCTGCTGGGCGAGGGCGTTGTTCTGCTGGATGATCTGCATGAGCGCCTGCTGCTGCGCCTGGCCGCGCTGGCCCATCAGGTCCGCCAGCTGGGACTGGTAGCTCTGCTGCGTCTGGTTGTTCAGCGCCTGCTGCGTGGCCGCCGCGCCTGCGGCCTCCTGGCCGAGCGCGCCCTGCATGTTGTTGGCGAACGCCTGCTGGGCGTTGCCGATCATGCCGAGGATGTCGCTCGAGCCTGCAGCAGCCGCTGCCACCTGGCCCGCCGACTGGTTGGCGCTGCCACCGATGGCGGCCATCAGCTTGTTCATCGCAGCCGTCTGCGCGTCAGCGAGACCGTTGGCTGCCTGCTGGTTCGCAGCGCCGGCCTTGCCGAAGGCGTCCTGCGCCGTGCCGTACCAGTTCGAGATGTCGTGCAGGTCCTGCTTGCCCTGCGCCTGCTGGTTGGCGATCTGGACCTTCATGTCGTGGATCGCCGGGTCGAACTGCAGACCCGCGAGGGCGTCAGCCATCGACTTTGGGAGCATCTGGCCGACGTTGGCGCCGTTACCGACGAACTTCTGGAACTTGGCGAAGTTCTTGCCCCAGCTCACGCCGTTGCCGTTCCCGTTGCCATTCCCGTTGCCATTCCCGTTACCGTTGCCAGACCTGTTACTGCCGCTGCCCGGCTGCACCGGGACGCCGCCGCGACCCGGGTCACTGCCGACCTGGGCCGGAGCCTTGACGTACATGTCGTGGAACTGCTTCGTGCCGTAGCGATAGATCGGCTTGGCGGTCGCCGTGACCTTTCCGACCGGCACGCGGCCCTGAGCGGTCAGCGCCTTGAAGCGGGCGCTGCCGACCCGGTACCACCCGCCGCCCCAGGTGGACGTCTTGCCGCCCGTGGCGCGGAGGACGGCCTCCGCCTTCTGTATATCCTGCGGGTTGTTCGAGTTCTTCCAGCGGTTGAACTGGCCGAGCGTCACGTACTGCTTCTTGCCGCCCGGAATGTTGATGATGTAGCCCTTGTCGTGGAAGTAGGCCCACTTGACCGTCGACTTCCCGCTGCCGCCGCCGGAGCTACCCGGACCTCGCGTCATCATCGGTGCCTACCTCCCTTCGGCTTGGGCGGCTTCCAGCCGGTGAAGATCCCCGGCGGGAGACTCGTGGTGCCGCCGCCCGTGGTGACCGGCGTGCCGCCCTGGCCGTAGGGCACGCCCAGGTTGCCGACGTCGGCCGGATTGAAGTTGCCCGCGGCGATCGCCTGCTGGATCGCGGCCAGCTGGTTCTGCGCGGGGTTCATGTTGTAATCGATGTTCGCCTGGAGGACGCCCTGGTTGATGCCAGCCAGTTCGTCGTTGACGCCCAGGCCGAACTGCGCGGTCGTCTGACCGGCGAGCCGCTGGGTCGCCTCCATGGCCTGCCTCGAGAGGCCCGAGCTTCCGAGGAAGCCGCTGGCGTTCTGGTCGGCGTGCGCCTGCGCCAGCTGCCCGGCGAGGCCCCGCATCATCTGCTGGTACTGGCCGTTGGCCCCGTCGATGACCGAGCCGTCGGTGTTCACGCCGGACTGGAGGACCCACTGGTTGCGCTGGTTCTGCAGCTGCGTCAGCGCGTTCTGGTACGCGAGGAGCTGCTGGGCGCCGTACGCGCCGGACGTGCCCGAGCCGGGCGTGTTGCCGTTGTAGACGCCGCCGGAGGAGCCGGTGGTGCCGGTCGTTCCAGTTCCAGTTGCCATGCTCCTCCTCTCAGGTCAGTCGCTGTCGCGGGTTCGGCGAGGGCAGGAGCGACACGATGACCGCGCCGTCCTCGCCGGGGACCATGTTGACGTTCAGGCCTTCCGTCGCCTGCACCTCCTCGGGCGTGATCGTCACGCCGTCGGCCGCCTTCATGCGGATGAGCAGGGCGGCGATCAGGGGCCGAAGGCTCGAGGCAAACTGCTGCATCTGCACGTTCTGCGCCTCCAGCTGCTGGATGCGGTCAGCGGCCCGGGCCATCAGCTGCTCCTGCTGAGCGAGGAGCGCCCGCTTGGTCTTGGTCTTGTCGGCCACGAGGCCTCCTTAGGGTCGAGGGTCAGCCCGTCGAGGGCCTTCATGCTGAAGCGGCGAAGCTCTGTAAGCCGTTTTAAGGCCCCGACTTTCGCTGATTTTGGCCACCAAGGGTAAGACCTGCACCCCCCGAAAATAGGCCCCGCAAACCCGCATTTCTCCATGGGTAAAAAGGGCCTTTTTTGCATGTCCGGGACATTTGCGCAAAGCGGTAGTGGGGCCTGTTTGCGACCGCGAGGTCTGGTTAGTACAGGCCTACCCACCAGGGGCCGTTGGTGGCCGTGAGGTCGAGGTTGGAGATGGCCTCAGTGGACGCCGCCAGCGCCGACTGGCTATCACGCACGCCGTGAATAAAGAACCCGGACGGAGCCATCACGCCCGCGTTGTTGAACAGGTCGCCTGTCGCTCCGAACGGTCCGCCGACCAAGCCGACAAGCTCAGGCGTGGTGGTCGTGGCCGTGCTGAACCACATGAAGTTGACGTAGTAGATGCCCGCCGGGAGGTAGAACGGGGTCACAGTGGTGTTGCGCAGGGAGACAGACCCCTTGAAGATCGAGGTGCTGGTGCGGTTGGAGCCGGTGATGACCGTGAGGGTCGTGGTGCTGGACGTGACTGGCCCGGCCGAGGAGCCGCCCATCAGCTGGAAGCCGGAGGCGCCGCCCGCGTCGGTGTAGGAACCCACCACGCCCTGGAGCCACAGGTAGCCGGTGAACAATCCACCCGGCCAGTAGATGGCCTCGTAGACCCGACGGCCAGAGGTGAGGACGACCGTCAGCTTGCTAGCTGTCAGGTTGCCCGCGCCCCACGGCTCGTAGTTTTGAGCCTTGAGCCCCCGCTGCACTCCCGCCATCACGAACAACGCCTCACGCAGGCCCTCGCCACCCAAGGCCCAGTCGTCCAGCGCGTCGTAGCGCCAGGCCACACCGTCCCAAGTTGCAGGGGCCGACGCCTTGGAGTCGTAGGCGACCTGGCCGACCACGGGCAGACCTGCGGTCGAGCGCGCGATGGTGACCGTAGGTGCCGTACCGCCGGTCAGCGCGTTGTTCGCCAGCGTGAGCAAGGGCCGGGCACCGCCCTTCACGAACGTCACGACGATCGGCGTGGTATTGAGGGGGCCGCCCGAGCAGGTGACGCCGCCGGAGTCGGTGATGGACTTGATCCCGTTGAGGTTGGTCTGGAGAGTCGCCGCCAACACGTTGTAGGCGATGCCGGTGAGCGTGCTTGACAGACCGCCGTTCGGGCCGGGGCTGACGTAGCCGAGGTCGAACGTGCCGCCCGTCGGAGCGCCGCTTATGGTGAGGGTCTGCACCTCCAGCGAGCTCGGGAACGATCCGTACGGCACGCTCGGGAAGGTGAAGGTGCCGTCACCGCGCAGCTGCCACGGGGAAGTCCACGAGGCCGCCGAGGCCGTGATGGTCGAGGTCGCCCCCGTCAGGTTGGAGGTCGTGCGGGGCGCCTGACCGCCGGAGTCCTCGCCGCTGATCAGCATAGGGCTCGCCGAGTCCTGCGACAAGAACCCGCTGGACACCCGCTCCTTGAGCAGGGCCGAGGTCGCCGGGGCCGAGGCCGAGACCAGCGCGTAGATCGGGGCGTGGTTGATGCTCGACGGGAAGGCCGGGGTAGTGACCCGGATACGCCGCCGGTACATCTGGTTGTTGCCCGAGTCCTTGAGGTTGATCGAGGACAGCGGGCTGACCAGCGACTCCAGCACCTTGTGCAGGGTGGTCGTGCCCGACTGCGAGCCGGAGGTAGTGACCGCCGAGCCGCCCTTGGTGGTGCTGAACTTGAAGGCGGTGGCCGTCAGGCCCGAAGAGAGGACGTAGTAGGACGTGTTCGCCGTCACGCCGGTCGGCAGGGAGCCGCCGGAGTTGGTGAAGAACACCTCATCGTTGACGGCCAGGCCGTGGGGAAGGGAGTTGTCCGTGAACACTGCGCCTGCACCGATCGAGAAGGTGCCGGTGTCCACCACCGTGTCGGCGATCTGCCAAGCGTAGCCGACCCACAGGAGAGAGCCGGAGGGCAGCCAGGAGGTCATGCGGGCAATCGTCGTGGAGGCCGAACCGATGCACAGCCGGGAGTGGGTGCCGTCCCAGGTCACGCCAATCGGGACCATCGTCGAGGAGCCCACGCCGCCGCCTGCCTGGAACCCGGTGTAGTCATTGTCCGTCTGCGTGTCGCCCGTCCCGGTGCCCAAGGTCAGTGTGCTGATGACGTACTTCTCCAGCATGTAGCCGGAGGGGGCACCAGCGGACGTGAAGCGCCCGATCAGCGTCCAGTAGTTGGTGCCGTCGGAGGTGATACCCACGCAGGTCTTGGAGATGCCGAGCGGGTTCACGAAGGTCTGACCGTTGATCAGCGACTGCGTGTCGTGGAGGACGGGGCTGCCGCTCGACATGTCGAACCGCTTGATGGTCTTGACCGCGCCGTTGGAGGTCGAGGCCCAGCCCAGCACGAGGACGTAGGTGCCGTCCGTGCCCACGCCGAAGCCGCCCTGGCCGAAGGCGCCGAAATGCACGCCGGTCACGCTGTAGCCGTTGGAGGGCAAGCTGGTGGCCGAGGTCGTAGTGGTGACCGTGAAGGCCGACTGCGAGACCTTGACCCACTTCGCCACGTTGAAGCCGTCGTGGATCAGCACCCAGATGGAGGAGTCGCCGGGGACCCGGGTGACGCCGTAGGCCGTGTCATCGCCGGGGCCGAGGTTGACAGACCGGAGCACCGCGCCGGAGGAGGCATCGACCTCAAACAGAAGGCTGGAGCCCGAGGCGACGCCACAGACGTAGAACACGGGGGTGGAGCCGCCGGAGCCGCCGAGCGCGTCGTAGTGGATCGCGCCGGGGGTGTAGCCAAAGGTGACGCCCGACAGCGTGAGCGTGTCGTACTCCATCGACAAGACCGGGGGCGTGTTGGCGTTGCTCAACTTCTCGTTGAGCGTCAGCTGCGACCCCTTGTCCATCACGTTGGTCGTGCCCTGGATCAGGAGGTTACCGGTGATCGTGATGCCGCCGGTCGTGATCGTCCCGGTGAAGCTCGGGGTGCCTGCCAGCGGGAGGCTCACGATGACCTGGCCCGTGTTGTCGTACAGGAACACGCCGCCCGTCCCGGCCGTGCCGTCAATCACGACCTTCTGCACCCCGGAGGCTGCCGTGGTTTGGAACACGTTGGAGAAGGTCAGCGTGGCCGACAGCTTGTCAGCGCCGATCGTGCCCGCGTTGATCCGGTTGGCCACGTCGATCGTGCCCGCGTTGATCGCCCCCGCGTCGATCGAGTTGGTGGCGTCGAGGGTCGTGGCCGTGATCGTCCCAGCCGTGACCGCGCCGAGGGTCGCGGTGATGGCCGACAGGCTCGAGACGGTCGCGCTGGCCGCCACCAGGAAGTTCGTCTCCATGCGGGCGGCCGCGATGTCGCCGGTCGTAATGTGCCCGGCGTTCAGGTTGTTGATCGTCGTGACCGAGGCGTCGATCGCCGCGGGGCTGCCGCTGACGTCGGTCGACCCCGCTCCAGTGTGCCCGCTCAGGGAGGAGACCGGGACGACGATGACGTGGTACGTGTTCGCGTCGGACAGCTGCGTCGCGTGGTCGGCCAGCGTGTTGATGACCAGGCTCAGCGTGGTGACCGTGCCGACCAGGTAGGTGTTGTCGCTGACCGTCGGTGCGCTGCCCTGACGGATGAAGACCTTGTACTGGATCGGGTCGCTGGTGCCCGTCGCCGGGTCCCACTTGGCCTGCAGCCAGCCGGGGCCGGAGATGAGGGTGACCGCGCCCATCACGGGCGTCCCGCCGTCAGTGCCAGCGGTGGCGCTCGTGATCGTCTTGGCAATCCAGGAGTTCGTGTTCCCCGCGTACGTGAGGACCTGACCCGCGGTGACCGTGCTCGCCTCCGGCGGTACCAACGGGACGGCGCTATCCGCCAGGCCGAGGACGCCGGTCGGTATGGCCGGGATCTGCTTGCTGACCTCGAGAGTGACGATCCGCTGGAGGTCGGCCATAGTCAGGTTCGAGAGACTGCGGTCGAGGAATCCCATGACACCACCTCCTTCGGCTCATAGCCGACGCTCTAGGAGCCGTTCTAAGGCCCCGACATTCGCTGATTTTGGCCACCAAGGGTAAGACCTTCACCCCTCGAAAATAGACCCCGCAAACCCGCATTCCTCCATGGGTAAAAAGGCCCTTTTTCGCATGTCCGGGACATTCGTCGGATTACGCGGAGACGCATGGAGGCGCAAGTCCCGGTATCGGAAACCTGCGCCTCCATGAGTGGTTTACACGCGGCCCGGCCGCTTCCACTTGAAGGCGATCGCCCACGGGCCGAAGGCCAGGTGGGTGACTCCGCTGCCCTCGTAGAACCGGAACGCGAGGAACTGGCTGCGCTTCATGAACTTGATGCGCGCGTCGGAGAAGACGCCCGACGTCGCGCTGTACGTGCTGGTCGCGTGCTCGCCGGAGCTGTTCAGCCCCTTCACCGTGTCCAGGTTGACGACTCCGCCGTCAGCGCGGTAGTGCAGCAGGAGCATCTTGAACAGCTTCAGCCGCTGCCCGTCGCCCATGCCGTACTTCTTCGTCTCGACGTACGCCGACGGCCCGGTGGCCGCTGCGCCCTCGCACTGGATCGACTCGTTGCCGTCCGTGTCGAACAGGGCGTCTGGCTTCCAGATCACCGCGTTCGGCGTCGAACTGGTGAGGCTCGCCAGCGTCGTCCCGGCCGCCACGGAGGCGGGCAGCTCGACGAACCCGCGCAGCTCCACGTTCTTCAGGATCGTGACTGCGCCGGTCGTCAGGTTGACCGCGATCGTGAGCCGGACGAAGTTGGTCGTGACGTCCGACCCCGAACTCCCTCGCGTCTCGGAGAAGACACCGGAGGTGCCGTCCTCGACGAACAGGAAGTAGTGGTCGCGCGCGATCATGCCGTAACACCGCTGGGTGTTGGAGACGAACAGCCGGTAGGCGTCACCGAGGGAATCGACGATGTTCACCGGACTGCTGCCGTCCCAGTACCAGATGCCGCGCTTGCCCGCCCAAATGGCGCCGCCCTTGTAGCCGACCACCGACATCGTGCACAGGGTGCCGTCGTCGTGGATCCGCTCGCCGCGCCAGCGGTCCGGCGTGGTGCCGACGGCGCCGACCAGCGCGTACGCCTCGGTCTCCGTCAGGGAGACTAGGGCGTTCAGCGTGGGCTGCAGCGCCCGGACGGGATCGCTCGAGAACTGCAGGTAGTCGCCGTCGATCGTCGTGTCGACGCCCTCGCGGTCGGTCGTGTCGCTGAAGAAGACCGAGTTGCCCTGGGCGTAGAACTGGTGCCCGGCGTACTCGGCGGTGATGAACCCGAGCACGTCGTTCGTCAGCGAGTAGCTGCCCGTCCGGTTGATGGCGATGTAGTCGGAGCTCAGCAGGCTGACCGCCGCGGAGGAGGCCAGGGTGAGCTGGGTGTTCGAGGTGACGCTGGCGACGGTCCCCACGTACGTGAAGTCGGACGTGAAGATGTCCCAGGTGCCGGTCGCCAGGCCCTGGTCAGCGAACTTGGTGTCCGCTCCGTTCACCACCGTGGCGGTCGTGGCGCAGGTGATAGCGCCCTTGGTCACCCGCGGGTTGACGCCGCGGATGGAGGAGGCGGTCACTGTGCTCGAGCCGGACACCAGCGAGGGCGCCCTCAGCGTCAGCGTGTTGCCCGATACGCTCTTGATCGTGCCGACCAGGTAACCGCTCGAGTTGAACACGAACATGCCGGAGCTGCAGCTGGAGCCACCGGAGCTGAGGGACACCGTGGTGTCGCCCCGCGCGATGCTCGAGGCCAGGTTCAGCGTGCCGGTGTCGCCCTTGCTGCCGCCGTGCCAGAAGCCCAGCGTGCGGTTGGTCGACAGGTCGTCGCCGGTCCCGATGAACACGCCGCCCAGCAGGGCATCCGCCGAGCGGAACAGCGTGTAGCGCGGGCTGTAGACGGGCGTCACCGGCCAGGAGTAGTTCCACGACGCCGGCGTGATGCCGTACAGCTTGCCAGCGGGCGTGCCGGTGCGGACCAGGTGGACCTGCTGCTCGGTGCCGTCGGGAGCCTGCGTGCGGGCCATGCCGATCGAGCGGCCGGACTGCGTGTCGTACTGCGTAAGCGGACCGCGGCGCTGGATCAGCCCCGGGACCTGCAAAAGCACGTCCGAGAGCGTCCAGGCGTCGGTGTCCTGGATCTCGTGCTGCGGCGCACTCCGCCGCATACCGGTCGGGGCGGGCGGAAGCGTGGTGAGGACGAGGTTGCTGCCGGCCACGTTGTGCAGCAGCAGCGGATCGCCAGCCACGGCTTACGCTCCCCAGCTCGAGATGTCGAACATGCCGCCGCCGCCCAGGTCGTCCAGGTCGTACGGGTGCACGATCTCGGGGCGGTCGTACTGCCGCCGCCACATCCAGTCGCGCATGCGCGTGATCGCGGCCTCATAGAACTGCTGGAAGCCGCTGGCGATGTCGAGGTCGTCCTCCATCGCGTCGAGGCGGTAGATCGCGCCGTTCACCAGCGTGGCGCGGTGGTACTGCTTCGGGATGAGGATGGTGGCCTCGAGGTCGGTCGACTGGAGGTCGCTCGGCGTGCAGACGTACCAGAGCCGGACCGTGGTGGTCGAGACCGGGATGGGCCAGAAGCTCAGGTGCAGCGGGTTGCCGTCGGGCCAGTAGAAGTTCATCGGGGCGGCCGACGTGGTGGTCAGGTCCGCCGTCGAGTTGTGCCGCTCGAGGAAGTCGTCGTACCGCATGTACTGCACGCGGTTGCCGCCCACGCTGTTGTTGATGTTCAGCGCGATGACGGCGTGGAAGTCCGCGGGCATGTTGGTCGGGATCGCCGAGCTACCGTCGAACGTCAGGTCGATGTACTTCTCGAGGAACGGCCACGGCTCGCGGCCGCAGACGTCGTGGTACGCATCGTTGATGACCGCCATCTTGCGCGTGGTCGACGCGTCGCTGAACCCGTGGTCGTCCAGCTCAGAGAGGATATCGGAGACGTTCACAGGGACCTCGGGATGAAGACGCGGGTGGTCGGGTGCTTGCCCTGCTTGCGGAAGGCGTGCTCGAAGTGCTCCGCCATCTCCCCGTTGTGCTCCTCGACCCGGTACTGCTGGTCGAGACGCTTGCGCTCGGCTTCCCGGGCCAGGTCGTCGAGGATCTTCTTGCCCCGCCGCTTGACGTCGCGGCTGCCGAGAATGTGCTCGACGTCGCGCGGGTCTGGCAGGGTGCGGCCGAAGCCGTAGATGGGGTGGGAGTTCTCTCCCAGAGTGACAACCCAGTCACCCGTCAGTTCGTGTCGCTGCAGGCGCAGGTCCTGGTCGTACTCGCGTACCGCGCGCGCGACAGCCCGGACCTCACGATCGGCGTCCCCAAGCCCTGGCAGCCAGAGCTTGACGGGAGCCTCCGGCACGATCGGTGCCGAGTTCTCCATGAGTCCTCCTAGAAATCGAGGACAGGGGCAGCCACGGGACTCTTGTCCATCGGGCTGCCCCTGCCAAACACCCGGGAGCTAGGCGCTCAACCGGGGGTACCGCTACGGCTTAGAAGCCGGTATCGGTCAGGCCCGTGATCTTGCCGCTAGTGTTGCGGCGATCCGTGCCCAGGTTCAGGTAGCGGAACAGGATCGCCTGGAAGGCGTCCACGTCCGAGACCCAGCGGATGGTCAGGCCGTCGCGCGACAGGAAGTCCCAGTCGGCGGGGCTGAACACGCGCATGCGCTGCTTGTCAGCGAAGGTCACCTGACCCCACGGGTGGAGGCGGTCCGAGTTGAGCTTCATCGGGCCGTTGCCAGCCGCGAAGGACAGCTCCTCGAAACCACCGACCAGCGTGGTCGAGTTGACGAACCGGACCGAGTTCTGGAAGTCGGTGGACGCGAACAGCCGCCGAACCAGACCCGGGGTCGTCATCACCGTCAGGTCCGCGTTGCGCGCACCCAGGTTGATGAGCCGGTTGTTGTGCTGCATCAGCATCGACAGGCTGATAGAGGTGCTGGAGTAGACGGTGTTGGCGTCCTCGACCGTCGACTTCCAGAACTTCTTGCCCGTCAGGGTGGGGTCGATGCCCCCGACCACGCCCGTGCCAATGAGGGCGCTCAGGCCGGCGTCCACCTCGTCGACGTTGGCGGCGTTGGTCGTGTCGGACACGTTGCCGTGCCGCACGATGACGTCCCCGGTGTCCACGTTGCTCGCATCGTCGACGGTGATGGTGCCCGCCGAGATGTCCACGTCGATGACCTGGATGCCGTTCGCCTCGGTGGGCGTAGCGGCGTCACCAACGTCGATGACCGCACCGACGTACAGGTAGCCCTTCGAGATCGCCTCCGCGGAAACGGTGCTCGAGTTGCTGGCCGCGCCCGTGGTGATGACCGAGCCAGAGAGGGCGTTCACCGTGCAGATGATGCCGGTGCCGTCCCCGTAGTACTGGCGGGCCTGGTCGAGCTGGAGGTCGTTCCGGATGAAGTCCAGCTCCGCCTTCATGGCCTGGAGGAAGCTGCCCGCCTCACTCTTGGTCTTGGCGATGGACGGTCCGGAGACCTGGATGCGCGCGTAGTGGTACTTCAGGTCGTACTCAGCGCGAGCGTACGACTGGCGTCCCGCCGACGGGAGGGTGGCACCCTCGGCGCGTGCGCCGATGCCACCGGAGCGGCCGTAGTGCAGGGGCACAACGGCCTTCAGGCCCTCGAGATTCTCCGAATCGACCCGCAGAAGCTGCGTGACCATGACCTCCTGGTTCAACTGGTCACACAGCGGGCCGAGGTAGAACTCCTTCAGGACCGCCGACAGGGACGAGAGATCGGCGCCAACAGCGGCCATCTCTCACTCTCCTTGCGTGGTTGTGGGTTTACGACTGCGCCTCGAGCTTTTCGAGCTCTCGGATATGCGCCATCGCAGCCCGGTGGCCCATGTCGAACCGCGCCGTCGGATCACCCGCGTTCGGGTCCGTGTAGGCCGGCGGCTGCGCGGTCTGCGTCAGCCCGCCCTGCACGGGGTGCGGGGTGGTCTCGTGCGCCTGGCCCTTCCCCTGGAGGTAGGACGACAGGCGTGAGCCGAGGAGGCTCTCGTACTTCTGCTGGGCGGCGAACAGGTTGCCGTCGTTGCCCATCAGGTTGTAGATCGCCTCGACGTCTCCGTCGGTGTAGTGCGGATTCGCCTCACGGATCTGGTTCTCCATCCTCGTGAGGTGCTGTGCCACGGTCTGGAACTGCGCCTCCGCCTGGCGCTGCTGCTCCTGCTGCGTGATGTAGTTCGTCAGCTGGGCGAGCTGCTGCTGCTGTGCCTGGACGGCCTGCAGAAGCTGCGGAGGCACACCGAAGTCCTCGAACTCGCCCGGGTCCACCAGCGGTTGCACGGTGTCCGGCGCGAACTGCATGACCGACTCTGCGGCAGCGACCTGAGCCTGCTGGGGAGTCATCCCCATCTGCTGCATGTAGCCGGTCAGCTCCTGCGTGATCGCAGGCCAGTTGCGAGGATCTCGGAGCTGGTTGTAGACCTCGAGCGCGGCCCGGAAGTCCTCCGGGTTCTCCACGCCGAGCTCCTGGCCCAGCTTCCTCCACGGCGCCGCCTCCTGAGTCTTACGGGTGTAATCCGCCTGCAGCGAGCGGTGAAGCTGCTGCAGCTCAGGCGACAGCGTGCTGGGGTCGATGTGCGTGAACGTCGGCTCCTCGGTCCCGGCCTCAGGCGGGGTTACCGGATCGGCGACGGCCGCAGGATCGACAGCAGCCGGAGTCTCCGTCGGGGCGGGCGTGTTCGCGGGGGCGACCGGCGCGAAGGTGCCGTCGGCGTTCCGGGGCTGAAAAGCTCCGCCCTGGTTCGGAACGACGGGCATCTCCGTGCCGCCCTGCCTCTCGGCGAGTGCTGCCTCGGCGGCTGCGACGTCGATGTCGCGTACGGACATTTGGGTGTCCTCCCTGTCAGCTGAGTCCCTCGGCGAGAGGGTTATTCAGCGGTTGATGCGGGGATCTCCCGCACGATTTCTGCGTCGACGATCTCGCCATGCCGACGCTCGGCAGCTGCTATGGCGCCCTGCACAACGCCGGCCATCAGTTCCCGCAGCGCGTCTGGCGGCGGGAGTGCTGAGGCGGCTTCCGTGCGGGACGTCGGCTGCCCTGTTGCCAGACGGATCTTGTCGTCCAGCACACCTACGGTCGTGATGAGCTCGCTGCCCTTGAGGCTGCCCTCCCGGATCTTCTGCTCGAGCGATACGAGCGCCAGATCGCGGACGCGGGCGGCCGCGGACACGAACTCCGTCACTGCCTCTTGAACGGCCTCCTCGGGTGGACCCTGGCCCGCCCTCGCCTGGTCACGCCAGCGGCGAACGGTCGCCGGAAGCACGTTGCACTCGCGTGCGGTGCGCTTCAGGTTGCCGCCGTTCGCCGCCAGTGTGGCGAGGACTGCTGCCTTGTCCTTGTCCGAGAACCGTCGCGCGGTCCCCGTGTTCGCCATCGTTACTGTTACTTCGAGGGCTTACTGGGGGCCGGTGGACGGTTGGCCTGCTTGAGCCGAGCCTGGTGCATCTCCTCCGCGTGGCGGAGCTTCTGCTGGTGCAGCTCGGCCTGCTGCTGCAGGCTCATGGCCTGCCCGTGCATCTGGAGGTCGCTCTGCGTCTCGGCCTGCGCCTGGCTGACGCCGGACGCTGCCTGACGCTGAGCCGCTTCGGCCATGGCGACCATGTGCTGGTCCTGGGCCTGCTGCAGCTCAAGCTGCTGCGCGAACGCCTCCATGTGAGTGTTCCCACTCTCCTGGACGTTCGGCTTCGTGAGATCGTCGGTGACCCACGTATCCAGAGGCGGCTGCGCCACGTCCTGGTCGCTGACGTCGACACCCTGCTGACGCAGGATCTCGCCCAGCACCTCGGCGCTCGTGGTCGCCTTCGCCTGCACGGTGACCTTCGGCTTGAGGCGCGGGTCGAACGTCATCTGCGCCTTGCGGACGTCAATCACGCGCTGGAAGGTCTGGTTGAAGTGGTCGATGAAGCGGGCCTGGACGTCGGGCGGGTAGCTCTCGAACTCCGACGTCTTCATGAACGAGCTGTGCACCTCGAGGTGGGCGTCCCAGTCCTCGTACTGCGTGGGCGCGTTCATGGCCTGCTGCATCATCTGCTGGAGCTGCTGCGGCAGCATCTGCGGGTCGATCGGGTTCCCGGTGCTCGGGTCCACGACCACCTGCCCCGCCTGTGCCGTCTGGATCATCTGCTGGATCTGCTGCTGCGTGTCCTGCATGGCCTGCTGGTTGATCGGCTGGCCTCGCAGGAGTTTGTCGTGCTCGCGCAGCGCCTGGTCCTCGTCGGCCGCCAACTTCGCCTGGACGCCCTTGAGGTCGGCCAGGTCGAGGTGCTTCAGCGCCGTCTTGGGGTCGATGAGCTGCGCTTCGACCAGCTGCATGATCGCCATTTGCTTGCCCGCCCGCGTGCGCGGGAGGCCCGTGCCGTAGCGCGGCCGGAAGGTGAACCCGCCGGTGATGTCCGCGCCCTGGAACTTCTTGACCTGCACGCTGCCCGCGGCGCCCCGGATCTTAATGAGCCGCGGCTCCACGTAGTACTGCTGCGCCAGGCAGGCCATAATGTGGCCCGCCCGCGCGAGGGCGTCCTCGATGCCGAGGATCACCGTCGACAGCTGGTCGGCGACCGCCTCCTGCATGCCCTCGAGTACGGTGCCCGAGTCGGTGCGGGGAGGCAGCTGGTCGCGGGTCGACGGCATCCGGTTGAAGATCCGGTCGATCCGCATTTGCAGGTCGTTCAGGTGCTCGAACACGTACTGCGGCAGCGGCGGCATCTCGCGCCACTGCGGCACCATGTTCCCGACCGGGTTGAACTCCCAAATGGCGCCCGGCTCAGTGGTGAGCTTCTGGCGCAGGGACCCGATCGGCGCCAGCATCTGCGGGCGCAGCGTGAGGTTCTTGTGCTCGACGATCTGCGAGAGGGTCTTGTTCAGGTCCTTCTGGATCGTCCGGGCGTCCGTGACGAGGCTGTCGTCATACGGCGAGTTCGGCCGGTACTGGCCGGGGAACTTCACCAGCGGCAGCTCCCGGAACGGGTACGGCCACGGCATGTCCTGGAGGATCTCGTTCGGCCCCTCGATCCACACCACGTAGCGGCCCTTCGGCAGCTCCGGGCAGGGCCGGACGTACATAATGAAGACCTCCCGCAGCTGCATCGGGGGCTTCTTGTCCTCGATGTACGGGATCGGCGCCGGCGTGTCGCTCGCGCGGACGCTGTTCGGCTCGACCTTCACGCCCCAGCGGGCCTCGATCTCGTCGGGGTCCATCGGGTGCTTGCAGATCGCCCACTTGGCGTCCTCGAAGGTGTTGACCGCCGGGTCGAGCAGGACGTTCTCCGCGTTCATGACGTCGACGCGGATCTCGCCCATGTAGACCGTCTTGCGCGCCACCTTCATGGCGATGTCCCGCGCCCAGTCGTCGTCGGCGCCGGGCGGCGGCATCGTGGTCTGCGCGATCTGCTGCTCGAGCTGGTCGATGTAGAGGTCGGCCAGCTGCGGGTCCAGGATCGGCTTGCCGGTCGGGTCGACCGTGAAGGTCATCGGCTTCCCGGCCAGCGGGTCCCAGGTGATCTTCCAGTAGCCGCCGGAGAGGCCCGCCTCGAACAGCGCGCCCTGGAGCTTCGCGTTCAGGTGAAGCTCGTCGAACAGGTACTCGTACAGCGACTCCGCGTACTGCGCGGCCTTGACGTCGCTGTCGTCGCCGGAGTCAGGCTCGGCGTTGATGACCGGCCGGGTCTTCGTCAGCTGGGCCACGTAGTGGTGGAGGCCCGGCTTGATCTGGTTCGAAATGAGTCGGACCTTCCACTTCGGACCGCCGTCGATCGGCAGGTCCTCGACCCGCAGCATCTGCGGGTTCCAGAACGACCACTGCTGGCCGTTGTAGAAGGCACGGTTCAGCGCCCACTCGCGCTTGATCCACATACGCAGCCGCTCGGTATCCTGCCGCTTCGTCGCCAGCTTGCTGGCGTCCGTCAGGTCCTTGAGGCCGATGTGGCCGTTCTCATCGTTCGACGGCTGGTTCGACGTCGATGCGGGGTAGGCCACCTAGCCTCCTTTCCTACCTCACGACGGCGAGCGGCGGCCGCTCAGCCTGGAGTGCGGCCAGCGCCTTCTCGGCGTCCAGGCCCTTGATCTCTCCGCTCTCGATGAGAGCGGCGATGTCTTCTTCCTCGTCGTCCATCCACATGCGCTCGAGGCGCGAGGGCTGGAGTATCTGCTCGACGGTCGGCCGCTCCTCGATGAGCGGCGCTGGAACCGGAACCACCCCTACCCCCGGGACGGCGCCCGAGCGGTAGAGGTCGATGACGCCCTTCAGGGCGCCGATCGTGTCGTCCTTGGCGGCGAGTGCTTCCTTCTGTGCCTTAATGGTCTCGCGCAGAGCGCGTTCGACGGGCGTCATCACATCACACCAGGTCCAGTTCGGTGATCCAGAGGTCGCCCGCGTGGTGCAGCGTGTATGGCGTAAGTAGCACGGTCAGCCCTCACTTCCGAGCTCGGGGTCGTAGCGGCCATCCTTGTTGGCGGCCAGGATCTGTGCCTTGGCCTCCTCGTGGACGGACATGACCTTCGGCTTTTCGTCTTCGACGATGTACGACGGCAGCATCACGCCGGCCACGCCGAGCGCGATCTCCACTGCGTCGAGCAGGTCGTCGCGGTTGTCGCGGACCTTGGGGTCGAAGCTGACCCACTGGTCGATGAACTCGACGTGGCGCGGGTGGATCCGCACCTTGCCGATCTTGAACAGCGGCGACATCGAGATGATGCGCTCCGCCTTCTTGCCCTTGGAGATCACGGGCACCAGGCCGGGGAAGCCCTCGAGCCGGTTGGCCTGCTGGACGAAGACGCGCTGGTACGCGTTCGACTCCACGCCGGTCAGCTCGGGCCGCCACCGCTGGACCCACTCCTGCAGCTTCTGCACCTGCTCGGGAAACTGGATCTTGCCCTTCCAGTAGTCGAGCAGGAACGCCTGGTCGTACTCCATCGTGACGCCGATGCAAGCGATGGCGAACTCGTCCTCGGACTCACCCGTCGACGGGTCGACGCCGATGTACTTCCGCAGCCGGACCTTGCCGTCCGGCGCCTTCGGCAGCTCGATCTCGTCCTTGGTCGGGTCCGCCTTGCCGACGGTGTAGAACTTCAGCCACTCGCCGTTCAGGGCCAGGCCCGCCATGGCGTCGAAGGCGGCCATGTACTCCTGCTTGAAGAACGCAGGGTGCATGTGCTCCTTCGCGTAGATCCACTCCTCACGGTGGAAGTGCGGGTTGTCGATCGACGTGTACTCGACCCGGAACTGCAGCGGGTCGACGAGCGCAGCACCGGTGAAGAACTCCTCGTAGAACCAGTTCTTGCCCTGAGGCGTCGTGGTCGTAATGACGATGCCGATCTTGTCGGATAGCGCCGGGCGCACGACGGTCCACGCGTCCATGGTCGGGATGAAGGCCGCCTCGTCGATCCAGAGGATGTCGAGGCCCGCCCCGCGGAGCGACTGCGGGTCGACGGCCGTCTTGAACTGGATGAAGGACCCGTTCTCGAACTCGACGGTCTGCTCGGACTTATTCCACTTGTAGTCCTTGCCGGAGACCAGGCCCGCTGCGTTCAGCGCCTCCTGGAAGGCGATGCGAGCAGGGCGGCCTACCTCGTGGTCCTTCGTCAGAATCCAGACCCACAGGGGCCTGGAGCTGGTGACGCTGTGCGCGTCCTGGTGGAAAATCTCGGGGTGCAGGCAGTAGAACAGCACCTCCCACGCAGCGCTCAGCGTCTTCCCGCCCCGCCGCCCGGCAACGAGGTGCCGGAAGCGGACGAGGCGGGTGTTGTACGACGCAGCGTGGAAGGACGCCTGCCACTCGTGAGGCACGTATCCCTTCGACGCGAACCAGTAGAACTTCTGCGGGAAGTCCTGGCTGAACTTGTCGAATGAGGCCTTTGCGACGTCGACCGCGCGATCGCGGCCGCCAGCCGCGAGCGAACGGTACGACGGCAAGGGTGCCTCCTTACGAGCTCTTGGTGTAGGTCAGCGTGACCTGGCCCGTCTCGCAGATCCGAAGGATCTCGTCGAGCTGAGCCATGGTCCAGCTGGAGCTGGGCAGGGTCACGTTGTGGGAACTGACGGCGTAGCCCGCCGCCGTCAGCGAGGTCTCCACCTCAGACCGGCCGTCGCCGCTGAGGGCGAAGGTCTCGGGCGTGCCGTTGCTGCTCTTGGTGAACTTCACCTGGCAGCCTGCGGCCTTGCAGATGCGGATGATCTCGCGGATCTGCTTGCCCTTCCAGGTCGAGCTGGGGAGCGTGAGGTTGTGCGACGAGACGCCGTAGCCGACCATGCCGAGAGACGTCTCGGCAGTGCCGCGCGAATCGCCGATCAGCGACCAAACTTCAGCAGCCATCTACGGCTCCTTACGAGCTCGGGACGATGGTCAGGTAGTCGGTGCCGCCGGAAAGGCTGGTCTTCGCCAGCGTGTCCGTGCTGTGCGCGAACGTGGCCGAACCCGGGGTCGACGTGCCGACGACCTCGCAGGTCACGATCGCGGTGTCGGCGGTGCGGGTCGAGGTGCCCGTGTTGTCGCCAACGCCGGCCGCGGCGTCGATGGCCGCCTTGACAGCCGCCAGCGTGTTGTTGGCGTCGGTCGAGCCGAGGTGGATCGTAACGTCGTTGCCGGAGACGGCGACCGACGGCGAGGAGCCGCTCGAGTCGACGGTGACCGTAACGTTGTTGCCAGCGGTGCCCGCCTTGCGGGCCTTGATGACCAGGTGGGCCGTCGCCGTGCCCGCCGGGGTCAGGGTGATCGACGCACGCGCGGGCGGCCCGAGCGTGATGGCGCCGTGCGCCTGCTCCACGATCTTGCGGATCTCGGACGCCTGCGCGCCGGTGAAGACGGTCGTGCCGTCACCGAACGCGTAGCCGTTCCCGAGAACGCGGACCAGCGCGTTGTCGATCTCGGTGTGCTTCTGGCTCAAGGGTCCCTCCTGGGGTTCTTGGCGCAGGTGCGCCTTTTAGGGCCGAGCAGGCCCAACGGAACCACGAGGACGGACCTCGTGGGTGGTGCTGTTTGGTGCTGTGGTCAGCTGGTACTGCGGTCAGCGGACTTCTTCGATGTGGTCGATGAGGCCGTGCTTGAGGGCCTCCTCGGCGGAGAGGTAGACGTCCTTCCGTTCCCACATCCGCTTCAGCTGGGTGTTCGTCAGGTCGGACCGCTCGCAGATCAGCTCCATGCACTGAGCCTGCAGCGCCTTGGTGAACTTGATGCTGTCCTCCTGGATGGTCAGCGTGCCCGCGGCCATCGAGCTGACCTCGTGCATGCCCAGCCAGCAGCGCGGCATCATGATGCGCTCATCCGCCGCCTGCATGATGATGCCCGCCATCGAGGCGACCATTCCGTAGCAGATGATGCGGACCTTGTGACCGTTCTTCGAGATGTGGCGCAGGTAGTCGACCAGCGCCAGGCCGTCGATGACGGACCCGCCACCCGAGTTGATGAGCAGCTCGACCTCGCCGTCAGGGAACTGCCCGATGTAGTGGTCGATCTTGGCGATCAGGACGTGCACGGTCAGCTCGTTCACGGTTCCGATCAGGGAGAACCGGCCGTTCCGCTCGTTATCGGCGAGCACGCGGGCCTGGTTGCGCTCGGCCACCGCGATATCGAGTTCGCTCCTGCGGATCTCGAGCGCGATCGCGCGCTTCTTCAGGTCGACCAGCTCGGGATCCATGACTTCATCGCTCACGACGTTGCTCCTCGCATTTGGTGCACACGCAGGTCGGGGAGTGCCTGCCCGAAAAGGGCTTGCGGACGCCGGCGTGCGTGCCGTTCTTGACAGAGACGTTCAGGGCCATCGACCCTCCTTTCGTGTAGCGCCGCCATGGAGACTCAAGTTTCCGAGAGTGGGTCCTGCATCTCCATGGGATGGTGTCGGGCGGCGTCGCTCTGACGCAGCTGAAGTGGTTGCCCCCTGCCGGAGTCCCGCCCGAGTACGTGTCGCTCGACTCCCGATTTGCACCCTTATCGATAGGTGCAAACCCCTATGGAGGAGCGGAAATGTCGATGTCAATGTCAATGATGGATCGTCTGAGCCACCTTTCGAGGCTGGCTCATCAGCTGGCGCTCGAAGGTGGGACTCTGACGCCCCATGAGCGCCCCGACCTGGGCCACCTGCCGATGCTGGTGGACCCGGACGGCGTGCCGGTGTTCGACGCCCACCGGATGCGCGATGACCAGATCGAGGAGGCCATCGAGATCCTCGAGCGGATGGTCAGCAACCGGAAGCCGGTCGACCTGCAGACAGCCATCCTCGGCTACCTGCGGTCAGTCGGGCGGCACGGTGTGCGTCAGGTCGACGTGCAGAACGAGACCGGCGCGTCCAAGCCCACCGTCCTCCGCGCCCTGCGGCGGCTGGAGGAAGAGGGGCGCGTGATCCACCGCGAGGAGGAGACGCGCGGGAACGGGTCCCGCCGCAAGCGGTACTACTGGGTCGACCCCGACGCGGTACAGCTGGGCGCCGCCGAGGACGACACCCCCGAGATCGAGGGGAGCGTGCTCATCCTGGGCACGCAGGGCATGGCGGACACCGGGATCCGGTACCACGGGACAGCGGTGCAAGCCGTCACCTGCTCGTGCCTCCGCTGCCGCGCGGCGTTCGAGGACTGGGTGGCCGATGAGATGACCAGCGCGGCCCGCCGCAAGGGCGGGAACCAGCTCGGCCCGGGCGTGGAACTCAAGCGCCTCCGCCGAGAGAGGGAGGACCGCCGGGTTCGGCGGATGCTCGAAGACCTTGGGTTCGAGGAGGACCTGCGATGAAACGCGATTTGGTGACCAGCTACTCGATATCGGTACGCGGCGGTGACCCCGCCCTGATGGGCCGGACGTTCGGGATCTTCGCCAAGCTCGGCATCGCCGAGGCGGCGAACTTGATCACGGCCGAGACCAAGCACAGCCACCTGGACGTCTCGGTGTCGGTGTGCCAGCCGTTGACCCCTGGCGAAGTGGAGGCTCCGCGCCTGACGACCCTGGTCGACTGCTGCTGCCGCCGCTGCGGGGTGAAGGGGTACTCGAACGCGATCGGCGACCTCTACCTGCCGGGTCGAGGCGCAGGCCCAAAGGACAGCCTCGAGGAGGACAACCTCGAGATGGAGTACGCGTTCGGCAGGCATCTGTACCACGCGCTGAACACCCTGCGGCAGACCCCGTGCGTATCGGCGGCTGACCTGCAGGCGGCCTGCGAGATCGTCGCCCGGCGGCTGCGAGACTCTGGCCCGACCCCGTTGTGGGTCCTCCTCGAGATTCTTCGAGCCGAGGGCCTAGACGACTCGGAGGCCACGTTCGCGATGGCCCGGTCGAAGATGCTGCCCCGCGAGATGGTCGAGGGGCGTGAGCCGTGGGACCTCGATCTGCCCGCCGATCTGACGGTGGCGCTGCCCGATGGGCACCCGTGGGCGTAGGGCGCCCGTGGACGCAGGATCACCCGTGGGCGCAAATCTGGCCATGCGCCCTCTACTGTATGGGAAATGTTCCCGTTGGCCAACATTGCGGCGACGCCTCCTCTCTTTGGGCGCCCTTAGGCGCCCCCGGATCTCATCCATTTGGGAGGCGGAGCCGCTTATTCTTCCCTTACTTAAAACATAGGGGGTACATCCGCATGGTTGAGCCAAAAATCGGTGGGTCTAAAAGGTAGGCCAACAGTAGGCAAACGGGAACATTTCCCATACTTTAGAGGAATGGGACCCATTTCTTTTCTTTGGGAAGGCTTCCTGGCTTCGCTTCCTGCCTCTCGGGGCGGGGCTTCCTGCCCTCGGGGCGGGGCTTCCTGCCCTCGGGGCGGGGTACCACCTTTGGCGGGGTACCACCTTTGGCGGGGGTGCCGCCCCTTCGGGGCGGGTTCCACGCTTCGGGCGGGGGCCACCTGGGGCGGGTGGCATTCCCGCTTCCTGGGCAAACGGGAAATGTTTCCCTACATTAGAGGGCGGTCCCTTTCTTTTTGGGGGCATGGACCCTCTGAGTTGTGTTGCGACTCTTTCCGCCTTGTCAAGGGGGCCGAGGGGTATCTTTCGTCTCACCCGTGTGAGGGAGCTAAAAAAATCCGCCACCCGATCAACGATTGTGGATGTCAACGATTGTGGATGTCAACGATTGTGGATGTCAACGATTGTGGATGTCAACGATTGTGGATGTCAACGATTGTGGATGTCAACGATTGTG